TTTCTTTATGTCATATTTAGCATAATCTGGTGTTATTGTGTTGATATAACCTAAGAATTTTTTATACTTAGGGCTATCTTCATGTACAGGAGATGCATAAATCCAATTACCTATTGAAACCGCCTTGCGTCCCGTCCATCTAAGTTCATATATCGAACTACGTTCTATTTTTGTTATATACCCAGAAACAGGAACCACTTTATTTAATTCATATATAAATTCTTTTGTACCAACTACTAAAATAGTTAACAACTGATATTGTCTATTGTTCCTATATACACCAACAGTACCATCACCTTCAATATAACCCTCAATAAATTTATTTAATAATGCGTATGGAATTGTTTTAGGTAATGTGTAATTTAATGTCTTTCTAGGTACTATGTTATACAATTTCAAATCGTCAATAATTAAATTTGACCCAAAATTTAATGTATATATTGTATTTCCTTTAATTGGATTATGTGAATATATTGGATTATCTACTCCATATATATTTTTAATTTTTTCGATACAATATTTACCATTATCGCCACTCTGACTTATAGTAATTCTATTATTTTTAGTAATACATCCATCAGATGCCATCATGCCCAACAACCAATACATTTCTGGTGTATTAGACTTAAAAATATCTTCATTCAATATAGTATATTGATTTAAAAATTTTCCTGTATTTATATCTTGCATAGCAAACTCCATTTTATAATAGTTTATAAAATGGAGAATATTTATTAAACTTTGGTGAATTTAATAAATGAAGCCGATAGAATTGATACCGACTCCATCAAAATAACTAAGGTATAATTATATAATTTCTACCACCACCACCACTTTCTTTTTGTACATTATATCCAAGTGAGATCAATTCATTCTTGATTTCTTCCATCAACTCTTCAATAAAAATTCTGTTAATACCACTACGAACAGCAGTTTCTAGCTTATCAGTTATTTCTTTTCGCTGTGTGTTCATTCTGGTATCATTCAGTGCGTCCAATTTCTTTCGATATTCGGACGATTCAGGTATTTTCCATGTTCCTTGACAACTCATATGAATATCCTTACTTACCGAATTTTTCATTCAATCGTTGATATTCACCAAGGCCTATTGTATCTACAGTAGGTTGAGAACAATTAGATTGAGCCATAGTATCTTCGGCAATAACAGTATTACTCACCTTTGTTTTTCCTACGTTATGAGTGGTAGTTGTAATTGCATTAGGGCAATACACAACATTCATATGAGTAATACCATCATCAGTCAGAAAAAACACCTTACAGTGACTCAATTCAGATGGTAGAATATACCTATCGGTAATGGTTTTTGTTTCCGCAGAACAACCAACTAGCAACCCAGTAGCCAACAAAATAAGAATATATAATTTATTCATAATTAGCCTCACACTAGAACGGTGTCAAGATATGTCTTTACAATAGACTTATTGATGGTAGCACCATAAGTCTTACTGATTTCACCCATGATCTTACCAACGATCTTCTTACTATTTCCATGAACTGCAATCAGACCATCTACGATAATCTTAGTTTCTGATTCGCTCAAGAATTCAGGTTCCTTTGGCAACTTATCCAACCAACGAGAAAGAACTTCAATTTCCTTCTGATAACCACCTTCACCAAACTTAGTAAAGTTTTCCTGAGACGTTGAAATCAGCTTTTTAACGACCTTCGCAACCGTTTCATCGATAACGACATCGGTGCGCTTGTCGGCAATAATATTGAATACAATACGGTCAATTTCACCAAGCAAAACAGACAGAATGCCCACTTCTACATGGTTCTTGTCCTTCATCTTACTAATCTTTTCGCTCTTAATCTGTTCATATAGATTCATTTTGATCTCCTTATTTTCACCTAATATAGAATTTTTTAGTGTTTTGTCAATGGAAGTTGCAAGATTTCTATTGTATGTTGCATAAAGTAATTCTGAATATTCGGTTGCATACTTTCTAATGAAAGCCGACTGACTTCGGGTTTCTGGCATAAACTTGAATATGATAGCATTCTCTTCACCTTCCATAGTAAATGGAATCTCGGTTATATCAGCCCAATATTTGAACATCATAGCATAAGCATGAAGTGGAATTTTTAGTTTCACGCTAATGTTTGGAAGTGCGTCTGCGGTTCCACCCAAAATAGCATCCTTCAAATCTTGTGAATCGCATTTATGTTTTTTCTCAACATTACAATCTTGACACATAGGTTGATAGTTTTCGAGAATATCTTTACCACCCAATGCACGAGGAATGATATGATCCTTTGTCATAATGACATACTTATCATTCTTAGTTCCAACGAATTCAAAATGTCCTCGATTACTACCATCAGGTTCCGCAATTAGAATACACTTATCGGCTACCATACCACACGACACACAAACGCATCCAGACTGCTTAAATAGCAAATATCGCTGGGAATTCTTATAGATATTAAATGACTTATTCAATGTATCAGAAAAGATATCCCCAGATTCGCATTTGACTCCAAGAGTCTCATCCACAAAATTCTCAAATACATACTCAGGAGTAACAATTACACCAGTAACTGCTAACCGATCTACGGTTTTCTTCTTTTTCTTAGACTTTCCCATAAAAATCCTTTAAAAATGGTGTATTTTTAATATAGAAATACTAAAAGGTATTGTCAATAACTTTTTTAATGATTAAATTGTCATGTAATATAAGTTTTTTCGGAAGTTTTTATAAACTAATTTTATAATCAACTGGAATGTTTGCTATGATTACCGCAACTAGCGATGAAACCATTTCATCAAGTTCTATCGAGAATTCTTACTCTGAATGTAATCCGTTACATATGTTATCTATGACTAATATATATAAAAAGGTCAATTCACATCGAAATGATACCATGCTGATTAAAAATTTATTAGTAAATCTACAAAATAAATTGACAATGATGGATAACCGCATAGAGATATCATTTGAATCCATCAAAACAAAAATAAGTTAAACTCGTTTAAAAAAACTATTATCGTTAAATCCATCTTCTATGTAATCTAATTTACATATGTAATTTCTTAATAATGGATTAATAATAGATTCAATATAAATAATCCTATCATATTTCGACCCCAGTTCTTCAATATGGGTCAAAAATCTGGAAAAATTTCCACATTCTCTATATCGCTCATCAACTTTTACATTAGCTAATTCTAACGTATCTTGAAACACACCATTTATGAATCGCTTTGTTATTCTTATGTACGCTTGTACATGATATTCTTTAATGGTAAACCATCGATGTATAAAACTACCACGATTCAATTCTATGATAAGTGATTCCATAGTGGAAATATAGCAAATATTACATTATTTTAGGACAATGAATACGAAATTCACTCATTTTATTATTAAATTCGGACTTGAATTTATTGTAAATAGAATCCCATGATGAATCACTGTAACCACAAATCGTAGTCCATATATGATTAGCACGTGAGTAATCTACAATTTTACCAAATTCAGCAATCTGGATACCATAGTCACATATTCTAAAGGCATGAAAAATGCTTTTTAATCCAATATATTTATCCATTGGTTTAGGAGGAATGCTACCAACCGTAATCTTTTTCTTCCCTTTAACCCAACAATGTGACGTTTTAGCAGAAATAGAATCTCTAAGTGTAGCTAAGTCTAATGTAAATGTGAATAAATTATCATCATCAGTCCAGATACATTCTAATGCAGATATTTCGTGTTTATCCACTCTGTTTTGGAATTCATCGACTGAATATACAGTTACATCAACATTATCCCACGAGTAATTTACTGTGCCTAATTTTGTGTTGCTTATTGCAATAAAATCATAATCGGATTCGGGTGTATTAGTGCCATACACACGAGAACCATATTGATATACTTTGATAATATCAATATGGTATTCATTTATCAATTTTGATTTAACAGCATCGCATTTCATTATTTCAAGTCTGTAAAGTATTTAACAATAGTATCCCAGTTCGGAAATTCAGCCGAGCCAAAATGAATTAATTTTCCCTTAAACTTATCTTGACCATTTGTATTTGTTCTATCATCAATAAGATAATCACCAATCAAACGATCTTTCTTGGTGATCTCAATTAAATCATTAAGTACTTCGAATCCAAATGTGTCCTGTATCCATAATGCCTTCTCAGTGTAACCCAATGGATTATACATAGAAGGAGCAGTTGCTATAGCAACATCATACTTACTACGCAAGAACTTGAATCCTTCAATTGCACCAGGCATTGGCTTCAACTTTCGGAAAAAATCTAACTGACTTTGTGGATAACACATTTCAGGAAATTTTAATAAGGCATCTCTTCGTGCGCCAGTGAAGTCACACATAACATCATCCATGTCTACATAAATTGTAATCATAATATTACTTAGTTAGAGTAGCAGTTCCAGCAATAACATTTCTGATGAATGCTACTGGAACGGCACCAACGAACTTACCAACATATTCAGCATCCTTGTAGACAAGGACTGTAGGAACGCTCATAACATCAAACTTAGCAGCCAAATCAGGTTCTTCATCAATATCATATTTCATTACATTGATTGAGTCGGTCTTTTCAATCTCGATAAATGATTTATCAAGCATTTTACATGGACCACACCATTCTGCACCAAATTTCACAAAAGTTAATCCAGTAGATGGAATATTTAATTCTGACATATTAATACCTCGGTTTCTTCAAAAAATGTTTTTTGGTACTGCCATCTCTAGCAATACAAGTCACTGCTACATAAAAATTTGGTGACTTTTCTTTACACACAAATATACATTCATTGCATTCCAAAAATTTAAATTTTTCTTCAGTTCCGTACTTTTCATACAAACGAGAAATATATGCAGTATTGTTAAAGATCATCTTATTTTCAACAGATGCCTTTAACAATTCAACAATCATAGCATCAACATCACATTTATGTGCATTTATACCTAGTCGTTCAATAATACGTTCTTTTGTGTGTTTACTTGCAACGTATGAATTACCATTAACATACACTACGTCTCTTGACATAATTTATTGTCCTGTTTTTTCGGTCAATAACATCGACAATGACGCAATGAAATCATTGGAGTATTTATCTCCAAATTCAGTAAACATAGTTTTAATTTTTCTACGCAATACGTTTTGTGCGGTTCCGCTGTTATGCTTTCCTGAACGAACCCATGCAATGTCAAGATCGGATATTACAGTCATAGCACAATCACGAGTATGGTCGTTTTGAAACCCACCCATTGTAGGAAACTGATAAAAATTATTCCGTGGAGTATCGAACATATGATACACAGTAACCTTAATCTTAGGATATGACTTCTTCATATTTGCTAGGTATTCTTGTGCCATTGCATCAACGCCATAATAATCACCAAGCACAAATTCAATTGTATTAGGTTCTTTCATCACCGCATCGGTAATTGTCTTTGCGTAATAACGCTGGAATTCTTTTTGTGTAACGTCTCGATGTCCAGAAATAAAATATCTCATGTAATTCCTTATTAGTCGGGTGTAACAGGCAGAAACTTAGCAAAAAACTTCTTGGTTTTGTAAATATACTTACGCAACCATGTAAAATAACCTTTAGGCATTTTGATTGTACGCAACCCAGTGAACACCTCACCTTTGGAGGCAATAGTAGCTAACGCTGTCCGTTGGGGTTCTCCCCAATCTGGTTCGGTAAATATTCCATACTTATGTTCTTTCAAATATAGAGTATGAGCATATGAAAGCAATTCAGCTTCATCTTTGACTGCTAAATATACCATGATACCATTCGACCACAGAACACCTTTATATAGAGGTGTGTGATTTACTAAATATTCAGCAACCGCATGTCCAGCCTGAACTGCTTCATTCTCATATCGCATATCATCACGAACAAGAACGTACATTACAGGTACGTTCTCTTGTGTTTTTATAGTATTTACATTTTCCATAAGTTGAATATAGAAATTTTACTTGTTATTGTCAATGGAAATGTATGTTTCTACAAAATCATCATATACAGCTCGTAAATCTTTGTCATATACGAATGTTAAGGCATGTTCCTTGATATCATCTGGAATGCCATACAATGCTTCTGCTACTGCGCCAACGATTGCCCCTAGAGTATCAGAGTCAGCTTTAGGGATAGTCACTGCCTTCAATACAGCATCATGGAAATTAGTTGTAGTTAATAAAACAAACATCGCTAATCTCATAGTATCTTGACAAATTGCATCGAAGTGGTCTAACTGTGCAACTGGTTCATAGTGCAACTTCATATCATACAATTCATCAACAATTTGCTTTATGTTCTTACCCTGACGGGCTAGATAAATCATAATTGCAGTTACTTGAGCACCCTTGATACCCTCTGGGTGATTATGGGTTGCGCATGCAGAATTGAAAGCCAAATTACGGACTTCAGTTAAATTAGCACCCACATAAGCAACTGGCGATACTCTCATAGCAGATCCATTACCGCATGAATTGTATGGCTCTTTACCACTTCCAGATAACCAATTTACAAACCCACCACCATAACCACCAATAGGTTCAGCGTAATGATTACCAAAACTATAATACAATGACGCAAATGATTCTGGTGTTACAGCTCCTGTCTTCTTATCTCGCAATCTCAAGCATGTATATGCTGTAGCAAATGTAAGAACCGAATCATCAGTAATTCCATAACGAACATTAGGAATTATAGCATTCAATTCCTTGTGTGTTGGTAATAGACCAACTTCTGGATATTTATTTTTACTGAATTCTCTAAACGAACCAGCGATATCACCTATAATAGCACCTAGCATAAAAACCTCTCTTTTTGATTTAAATATAGTAAATAAAGTGTGTAAAATATATATTAATTATTATTAATTTAATATATTATGAAAATACATAAACAAAATATCACATTCGATCACATTGAAATAATGCTTAAATCATTATATGAATATGACCCAGAACATACAAATACAGTATTTGTATTAGGTTATAACATAATGAAAGGTAATGGAATAGAATTATTACGTAATTTATATCCAAAGATGAAAATCATTATAATCCAATTAGAACAAATGTTTTTTAAAAGCCCTTGGGTGACAAAGAAAAAGATAGATTTTTTAAGTCAATGTGATGAAATATGGGATTACGATCAATCCAATATAATGTTTCTCAGAAATACCTTTGCGCTAACACCAAAGCTATTTACTCTAAAATATGTCCCAGAACTAAATACAATGCCACTATTAGCTAAAGAAAAACATACAATAGATATCCTATTTTATGGTGCATTTAATGATCGACGACAGGATGCATTAAATAAAATACGAAGTCTGATGCCTGATAAAAATATAATTACCACGGATGCGCTATGGGGAAAACAGCTAGATACAACCATACGAAAATCTAAAATAATACTCAATCTACACTATTATGATAAAAATAGACAAGAACAAGCTAGACTATTCTACTTAATGTGCAATCATAAATGCATTGTCAGTGAAAAAAGTGAACCCAATTACTATAAAAACGGCATTATTGAATGCGATTTAAATAGTATTGCCTCTGTATGCAAACAGACATTGGACAGCGAAATTTGGTATCAATACGCAAGACAATCATTAAAAAGCATAATTTTATCAAATGAATTTTATAAAGGTGGAATGCAATGAAAAGTATACGAATATTAATAGCAATGCCTATCTACAAAAGAGAATTACTCGCACTCAATTCAATCAGATCAATTACAGAATTAACCCAACTCGACAACACATTTGATGTCACATTGGCATTGGGTATAAATGAAATGGATAGTATGCTAGATACCTTTTTAACCGAATACAAATCAGATACTATAAAGGTAAATGTACATAAATTTGATAAAAATCTTGGTAAAGGCATTGCAGTAAATAAACTAGCCTCATTATATGAATTCGATTTCATCATAAGTATAGATAGTGATATGATATGCGTTGATCCAGAATGGTTAAAAAAGATGCTGTATGTATATTTTAGATACAACGAAAATCCAGCTAAGAATAGGGATCTAACCACTAGAATGATGGGCAGCCTATGCACAAATCAAATGGGGTTAAATTGCCATGCAATCCATGAAAAAGACCCAAATCGAATTAATATAAACATTGAAAACAGATTTAATATTATATCTCATGTTTCAGGTGGAGGGGTCGCTGGTGGTGTTCTAATGAGCGATTCTAAGACATGGAAAATGATTGGTGGGTATCACGGTGGTAAATTGTATGCTACCGATGACGGTCATTACAATGGCGATTGTCATAGACGAAATAAATTAGTTGGATATATAAAAGAAGTTTATTTCTATCATCCATATGAATTTAAAGATGACTATAGAGTATGGAAAGATAAAATTGTTAAGGAAGATGTTAAATTCGTAGCATATAAAACAGAACAAATAGAAGGCAAATAACATGATGGATGTAACAAAAATATATTATAACTCACATACGTTAGATGTGGTTGATAACATTAACAAAATAACGAAAGCATTTCCACATGTTAGAACATATCAAAAAGCTATATCGGATAAATATAATATATACACGACTACAGGATCAGTAATTAAAGGAAAGGAAGCAGGTAGTATAATAAAAAATATTGTATCTACAATAGATTCCTCAATAGATTCCTCAGTAGATACTTCAGTTGATATATATAGAACCCCAAAAATAATATTGTTATGGGCAACTATACGACCCGATATGTTTAAAAATACGCATAAATATTGGATTGATATGGCAAGCAATCCAGAAAATATAACAACACGTGTTGCTGTTAATTCAGACGTTGAAGCTGACCAATTAACCGAATATAATGTATTGATTACAAATGACAACACTCCAGGCGTATGTTTTCCATGTTATTGTTTAAGTAGTACAACCAGAGCAAATTCAAATGATATCGTAATATTCGCATCAGATGATTTTTACCCACCGAAAAATTGGGATGTATTTTTACAGAATCAATTACAAAATCTAAATGAACGTGTTCTAATGGTATGTGATGGGATGCAACCAAATAATTCAAGTGTTGTCACCATCCCAATAATGACATATGGTGCACTTAAAAAAATGAATCATATAATATATAATCCAAATTATATCCATATGTGGTCTGATAATGAATTATATGATGTTGCAAAAAGATTAAATTTAATAAAAGACTGTAGATATACTGGTGTGATATTTGAACATCGTCATTATGGGAAGGGAAAGAGAACCCAAGACATTCATGATATAAATGTAGTTAATAAAGCTGATATTGATTGCACCAATTATGAAATTCGTAAAAAACTACCTGTACCACAGATGTTACATATACCTGAACATATAACAGAAAAATTAAAAAATATAAAACCCAATAAAAAAGAACTGACTATAGTAACATCTATATCACCCAAAAATATATCCAAGCAGGTTTCTTGCATAAATACATGGGAAAAATTTAATGGAAAAATATATTCACTAAATTCCATGAGTGAAATAGAGGTTATAAAACCTAATTTTCCTAACGTTACTTTCATAGAAACTACACGAAATGGAACCGAGGCATATGGTAAACCATATACCTACATAAATGATTTATTAAAATTTAAACCAATCGCATCAAATGAATTAGTATCAATAATAAATTCTGATATATTCTTTGAAGATGCCTTTTTTGAAAAAAATATACATGAATCCATGCTAACCCAAGCTGTTGATTTTTTTGTGTATGCCAATAGATTTGATAAAAAAGACTCAAAATCTTTATATAAATTAGGCTTTGATGTATTTATGTTTTCGGGTAACTTCATACAATTTATAGATAAAAATGAACTGGCTCTTGGTGTTCCTTGGTGGGATTATTATTTGCCTATGGTATCACTACTAGAAAATTATCCATTAATTCAGGTAATATCTGATCATATAGTACATGAATATCACCAAACAAACTATTCCACCGAATTACATTCACGCTTATGCAATGATGTTATTGAGTTAATAAATAAAAAATTACCTGAAAGCAATAAAATCAGCAAAGATATGAATTCAACTGAATTTGCTAATAATGTTCTGTACACCTTATGGACTAAATCTAAACAGGTAACTCATGTAAAGAAATCAAGTTACGATATCAGCATGCCAATAAAACATGGAATGCTAATAGGAAAATAATATGAAAATTATATCATTTGGCATTTGGGGTAATAATCCTTTGTATACCAATGGATTGATAAAAAACTGTTATAATATAAAAACTAATTATCCTGAATGGAATGTATGGGTGTATTATAATAATACTGTACCATCCGAAATCATTTCACATTTAACTAATCTAGGCATTTCCTTATTCCATATAGACAATGTTAATACAACAGGCACTAACTCGGTCTGGCGATTTTATCCAACTATGGATGAATCGGTAGATATATTATTATCAAGGGATTGTGATTCAAGAATAACAAATCGAGAAATGCATTTAGTAAATGAATGGATTAACTCGGATAAAGAATTACATATAATACGAGATCACGCATGGCATCAAATGCCAATTTTAGCTGGTATGTTTGGGTTAAAACGAGGTAGTTTAATGAATACATTCAAAGACGAATTATCTAAACACCTCAATGGAATTTCCATTATACAAAACATAAACGATAAGTCATTACTTGATAGTAATATGTATCAATTTGATGAGTTATTCTTACAGGAAAAGATATTCCCATTAAGTGCACATAAAAGAATGACCCATATAAGCGCAGGTGCTATGTATGAGGGTGATATAATCATACCACCCCCGATAAATAACGATTTTATTGGTAATAAAATTAATCAAGATAATGATAAACCAATTATAGAATATATTACAGGAATCACAAGGAAATAAGTATGAAGATAGATATTGCAATTCACAGTTCTGACTCAAATCCTCTGTATTTGGACTTCTGGGAGTCCGTATCAAGAGCATGGAAAACTAAACTCGGTATAGACCCTGTTTTGCTATATATTGACCATGATTATGCCACAAAACAAATTTCAGAACAATACGGTAAAGTGATAAGAATAAAACCACTCGAACACATACCATTGTACGTTCAGTGCCAGATAATTAGATATTGGTACGCAACTCAATTAATGGACAAAGTAGGTATAATTTCTGATATAGATATGTATCCATTATCTAATTTTTATTTTAATACTCAATTAGAAAATATAGGTCCTGATAAATATGTACATCTAAATCCATGTATGGATACATATGGACAAGTACCTGCATGTTATCATGTGGCTAAAGGTACTACATATAGTAAAGTTCTAGGAAATATGGATTTCCAAAGTTACATGAATGTAGCACTGGAATTTTCTAGATATAACGACACCAACCACGCTGATAAAATGTATTGGTTTGTTGATGAAAGATATTCAACTATGCTTATAAATAAGTATGAAGATAAATCTATTTTTAATTTTATACATCGAGATGGTGGTCAAAATGGACATCGTATCGATAGACCTAATTGGAAATATGATACAAAATTAATAACCCAAGGTTATTATTATGATGCGCATTCAATTAGACCATTTGGCAATCATGTCAATGAATTAAACAGCATAGTAGATTTGATCGGTAACTAAATGAGCAAAAAAATATTAATATTGGTTATATCATGCAATGAAGAACCCTATATATCACTTGAGCATATAGGATGTAGAAAAACATGGGCTTCTAGTAATCATAAAAATATTGATATTCTATTCGTGCATTCATTAAACTATCTAGATGTACATAGAGATGGAAGTAACTTATATGTACATGGAAATGAGCACTTATATAACATAGGATATAAAACATTAAATGCATTTAAATATGCATTATCAAATTGCGAATTTGATTATATCTATAGAACTAATCTAAGTTCCTATATACATCAAGCTGGATTATATGATTATGTAAATACGTTACCTGATTCAAATATATATCAAGGGGTTGTTGGGTATTATAATGGAATTGAATTTGCTTCAGGTAGTGGTTATTTAATTAGTAAAGATTTAGTTAAATATGTTACTGACAATGAAATGCACTGGGATCATATCAATTTAATTGATGATGTAGCTATAGCGTCTGTACTGCGTGGAAACAATGTATACCCAACCCCTATCAGCCGAATTGATATAAAAAACGAGTATGAACTAAGTACTTTTGATACTAATACAATTGACCAGTGTTTTCATTTCAGATGTAAATCAGAAACCGATAGAACTCATGATATACGAGTAATGAATAAATTGCATGATTATTTTATAAACACAGGCTGTATAGGAGTTAATAAATGATAGTAATCGCAACAAATAATGGAAACGAATATCTACCAAATCTTTTAGCCAGCATCGATACTTATGGATGTGACAATCATAAAATATGTATAGTTGATACGGGGTCAACTGATAATACATTTATTGAATATTTGGCTAATTTAGACAAAAACAAATACATAATAACCCACACCCCATATAAAGGATATGACACTGGAGCATACATTCATGCTTATAGAAACTTTGCATCATCCGAATACATTTTTATGCAAGATTCCATTGAAGTAATATCAAGTGATTGGGTTTCCGAGTTCAAAAAAAATAATTCAGATGCATGTTATTATACAGCATTCGGTACATTTTTTGATACCGAGTCTGAACGACAACATATAATAGATATTGGAATATACAACCCAAACACAGTAAAATGTGTATTCGGTCCTATTTTTTATATTAAAAAACCTATATTAGATTCTATCTCCCAAAGATTTAATTTAGATAAGGTAATTCCCACAAATAAACAAGAACAAATGGGAATGGAACGAGGATGGGCTATGATGATAGATACAGTAACTCGTAATAGATCATGGCTAGGAGTGTTTGAAGAATGGGCAGTAGGAAGACCTTGGGACGAAAACCCAACTGTAATGTATAAAACTTTAAGAAAATATAGACCTGTGAGAAAATAATGAAATTAATTATATTTGATTTAGATGGTGTATTAATTGATTCACGTGAACTTCATTATGAAGTTCTAAATAAAGCACTTGCATCAGTATCTGATACATACACAATAAGTAAAAAAGAACATCTTACTAAGTATGATGGGTTATCCACTCGTCAGAAACTAGTAAAATTAGCCAAAGAAAAAAATCTACCTGAGAATATGTATGATTCCATATGGGAATCCAAACAACATCTTACATTTAAAGAATTAGATAGCTTGGTTACTGTTAATGATAAATTAATTAGTATATTCTCGTATTTAAAATCTAATGGGTGTATAATAGCAATAGCATCAAATTCAATTAGAAAGACTATTGATATAGTTATAAATAATAGTGGTATATCGGAATTCGTCGATTTGATAGTATCTAATGAAGATGTTATTTACCCAAAGCCAAACCCACAAATATATCTCACTGTAATGCAGAAATATGGAATTAGTCCATATGAAACATATATATTTGAAGATAGTTACATTGGAAGACAGTCAGCATTCAAATCTGGTGCAACTGTATGTCCAGTAAATAATTCAACCGAACTAACATTGGATTATGTAAAGGAATGCATGCATATGACTAAAAATAATCAATTGAAATGGGAAAATAAGAAGTTAAATGTATTGATACCTATGGCTGGTGAAGGTTCTAGATTCGCTAAAGCTGGTTATACATTCCCTAAACCAATTATAGAAGTGAATGGCGAACCAATGATTAAGGTTGTGTTAGATAACTTGAATGTATCAGCTAATTACATATTCATAATTAGAGAAGAACACGATGCTAAATTCAATATATCATCCACACTTAAACAATTAGAACCAAATTGTAAAATAGTAAAAATAGATGGATTAACTGATGGTGCTGCTTGTACTACGCTATTAGCTAAAGAATATATTGATTCTGATGCACCATTACTTATAGCAAATTCTGATCAATTTATTGAATGGGACTCATGTGAGTTTTATCATTCAATTAATACATCAATTGATGGATCTATTATAACATTTGAAAATGTACATCCTAAATGGTCATATGTTAAATTAGACGATGATGGAAATGTAACACAAGTAGCAGAAAAAGAAGTTATTTCAAATAAGGCTACATGTCTACATTATAATACACCAGTATTAATGGCAAATGGTAAACATGAACTTATCGGTAAATTGGTAAACTCGAAATCAACTGCTGATGTGATGTCATTTAATCAATTAACTAATACATTTGAACCTAAAAAAATAACAAATTGGATTAAAAAATTAGAACCAGTTGAATGGTATTCATTATCATTTATAGATGCTCGAATGACATGTAATGGCTCAAAAAAGCGGGTACATATTACAGGAGATCATAAAGTATTAACCAATAATGGATATATTAGAGTTGATTCATTATCAATTAATGATAAAATATTAACAACCTATAAAAAATATAATAATAAACAAAAAGAATTCATAGATGGTACGATATTAGGAGATGCGTGTTATAGAGCACCAAATAAAACAGGTGAATTGGGTAGACTTGTTGTTAAACAATCATTAAAACAAAAAGAATGGTTTGATATAAAATATAATATACTAAATCAATTTGGTGGATATAATATGCATGAAGATGCATCAACTCAATCCATATGCGACAGAAGTTGTAAATCATCTGGATCGATTGGATTTGCAGTATCATCCAATCCTTTATGGACTATAGAGAGAAATCGGTGGTATATAAATGGGATAAAAGAAGTACCCGATGATATAAATTTAACACCACTATCAATAGCAACTTGGTATATGGACGATGGATCAATTGGACCAACTCATGAACGATTAGTATTATGTACCGATAGTTTCTCTGATACAAGTATTAAAATACTACAACGAGAGCTATTAAAATATAATATTAATAGCAATATATGGAATATAAAGAGAGGAAATAGCAATAAACGTATAGTTATATCAAATAACGGAAATGATTTAAGTGCTTTCAATTTCTTTGATTTAATATGTAAATATATTATACCATCAATGCAATATAAGTTACCCGAACATTTTAGAGGTTATTATGACAGTAATTTATGGAATTTGGGCAATTCTGAATTATGTTATTCTGATATAGAAGTAACCAAAATAGAGTACAAAGATATAAAAGCTAAAAACCCACATCAATATTGTCTTGAAGTAGAAGATAATCATAATTTCATTGTAAATGATATGGTTGTGAGTAACTGTGGTATTTATTACTTTGCTAAAGGTTCTGATTATGTTAAATACGCTGAATCAATGATATATAAAGATATACGATATGGTCAAGGATTCAATGGAAAAGGTGAATTCTATGTGGCTCCTGTATATAATGAAGCTATTGCTGATGGTAAAATAATTAAAACATTCGATATTAAAAAAATGTGGGGTTTAGGAACACCATCAGATTTACAAATATTTATCGATAAACATCATGAATGATCTAGTACTAATTAACCACAATACATTAACAATAGAACACGCTGATTTGTGTGTGTGTTCAATTTCATCCAATAATCAAACTAATAATATTCAATGGAACACAATATACATATACAACTCATGTGATTATATATCTAATAATAGTATTATTGAATTACTTGATAAATACAACATAGTATATAATACTATAATTGAGATGAATGTATCTAACATAAAAACATTAAATAGTGATCTATCATGTATAGCTAACCAATGCAATACAAAAAATAATGTGGTTCTATTAAAATGTGATTATGCATTAAGCAAACGATTCAATGAAATATTATCCGAATATGATAATACTAGTAATTTTCTATACTCACTCCCAGTAACTAATGCCAAAGAATTCGTATCAGATGATGAAATAAAAACATTAGTCAAGAATGATGAATTTATTATATGCAACAATTACATTTATTATAGAGGATCTGATTTATTTGAGCCAAAACAAGAATGCAGATCAACTCAATACGATGATACGCATGGGTCAATTAGATTTGTATCATGGGGTGGTAGTCTAGATTACAATGTTCATTATATGAGTGGTAATAACCTACACTTTTTCACATACTCAGATCCAAATCAAGGATGGGGTAGATGTACTGCATTCGATAAAATGCTACATAACGGAACACATATTATAAACAGTAAGAAATCATTTTGTGTACACAAATATCACTACACAAATGAAAGAAACGACCATAGAAAAAATGTACATGGTCAAAAATATTAACAAAAAAGGCAAAATTATGAATAAATATACAGAAATGCAAAAGAATTTTTATGAAGCTGAAACCGAAACAATGAAACAAGCAAATCATTGTCAGCATAACGCAAATCCTGATTATTGGGAAATTTTATTAGCTCCCCTTGATAAAATGAATGTAAAAAAATCAATTGCACTCGATTTCGGATGCGGTTGTGGTAGAAATGTATTGAATATGGCAAAAAAATATAAACTTAAAGAAGTTCATGGATGTGATATTAGTTCAAATAATGTAACATATTCAGAATCATTTTTGAAAGAAAATGGAATAACTAACAGTAAATTCTTTACCACTGATGGCGTATCATTGCAACCAGCAACGTCAGATACATATGATTTTTTAATGTCAACCATTGTATTACAGCACATCCCTGTTTATGATATAAGAAAAACAATTTTAATTGATTTTTATAGGGTATTAAAAACTGGTGGAGTATTATCATTTCAAATGGGTTATGGAACAGGACGAACATTACCTACTGCTGAATATTATGATAATATATATGATGCTCAAAGTACAAATAGTGCACATGATTGTCGTGTAACCGATGAATCGCAGATAATTAATGATTTGAATGAGATTGGATTTAAAAATATAACCACGATAGTACGACCAGCATTTGAAGACAATCACACCCAATGGATTTTTGTAAGAGCAGAAAAATGATTAGTGTAGATGAATGTATAAAGGGTTGGCTTGTTGGTGATTTCACACCATCATTATTCACGTCGAAGGATGTTGAAGTTGGTGTGAAATACTATAAGTCTGGTGATTTCGAAACCAGGCATGTACATAAAATAATAACCGAGTATACGATTGTTCTATCAGGTAAAGTCAGAATGAATGATCGTGTATATAGTGAAAAAGAAATAGTAACAATCAACCCAAATGAATCTACTGATTTTGAATGTATAGAAGACGCAATCACCTTGGTTATAAAAACACCTAGTATACCATCGGATAAACATATATGCGAATAATATCTCATAGAGGAAATATATATGGAGTAGATTCATCTGCTGAGAATTCACCAACTCAAATAATATCTGCTATTATGTATGGATATGATGTAGAAATTGATCTATGGGTGATTGATGGTGTTCTATTACTTGGACATGATGCACCAACATATGAGATATCACTAGATTGGTTGACCAACTATAATGAGTATTTATGGATTCATTGTAAAAATATAAATGCATTGAATTTGATAAAAGATGATTTCAATGCATTTGGACATGATGTTGATGATTATGTATTAACGTCTAAAAAGTTTATCTGGGTATATCCAAATAAACCTTTAGTACCTAATTCAATTGCAGTGTTGCCAGAAAAAGCCACATATAATGCCGATGATCTAAATCAATGCTACGGTATATGCACTGATTTTCCATATAAATATAAAAAAGGAATCCGTTAGGATTCCTTTAAGCCTGATTACAATGCCCTCACGCATTACTTTACATAAACCCATGTTGGGTACTTATCTGAGTTTAATCTACGTCCTACGGTAGTATCTGACACACCAATCGCCCTACTAGCAGATATTAGACTATTATATAACACACCGTCAATTGAACATTTCAGTGACTGTAATACTGAAATTTTGGCTTTCGTTTCATCTGATACTTTTACACCTAATCTGGATGTCTTTAATGCATTTATATGGGCTTCGCTCATTACTTGCATCGCACGTTTTTGCTTTATTTTTTCAATTGCCTCTGGTGTGTGATGCTTTCCATAAAAATTATTATTAGATCCTATACGAGTTCCTTTCATAGACTGGGATAAATGTTGTTTCCATATATCAGTGAATATACGAGTCTTACCGTATAATGGATGATTAGATTTTACTTTATATCGAGTAAATGCAGCAGTACTCATATTAAATTTTGCTATATCACTGTGTTTATATCCAACAAACAATCCTATATGAGTTTTACTCATCTTATCTCTTGATACTTGTGTATGTTTGAATCCATATGCACCATATTCACCACCAACAAAACAATTATATACATGAGGTAATTTTATAAAATCCTCATTAACTATTTCTCGTTCACGTGCTAATAATTCACATCGCCAATCAAACCATTCTAATATATCTCTAGTAAAATTGGATATACCATATTTCTGGATTGCTTTGTTTATAGCAATACCAGATGCTATATATCCATCATTTAACACATTAGTTGAATGTATTCCTATATAAATATTGCCATTAATATTATTTGTGATTCTATATAAATAATGATATTGTTTCATACCATTGTTTATAATAGAACCAAAATACTCACAACTATTAACTTTCTTTTTTGTCCCATTCTGCTAAATAAATTGGTGATCTGACTTTAAATGATATACTTGGATTGTCTTTTAATCTAATAACAATACCTTCTCTTCTAGTTGCTTCATTTAATTTAGAATACCCATTGGAATAATCTAATAATTCAGCAACCGTCTCTGGAAGTGTAAAATTATCATCCAACACGGGAGCCATTTTAAAATCATTATCCTTACAGAATTTAACCAATTCATCGTATGCCATCATTTCTTTACTATCTATTTTATATACATCGAATATATAAATATCAGTTGTATTTAACTTATATACATTTTTTTGAATTTTTATTCCAATATGTTCACCCCTAACAAATAAATTTTGACCAGCATGAATTAGTTTCTTTCTGAATTCAAGACGATTGACTGTATTCCAGAATTGAGAATATTCGGTTTTAGGGATGCTTCTAACATGAGAGCAAACACCAAACCGATTAATCTTAATGATTCCACCCAAGAACTTAGTAATACGAAGATGTGCTGAAATATTCTGACCTTCAAGTTTTTCAGTCACATACCATTTCTTATCACCATGCGTATTTTTCATACGAGTAAATACAGCCTGTGCATTCTTCTGATCTGACTTAGATGGGAAGAATGAATACCAGTTATCATTCTCGTATGCACCAAGCAATCTAATCTTACGATATACAGAGAACTTCATTAGGTGCTTATCAAGGAATCGTTTGATAGGATTCTTAATAGGTTGAGGCATAAACACACCAGCTTCTTCCGCATCTTCGACAATCTGGGTAATACCTAGTTCTTTTGTAACATCCTGTCCTACAATATAATTTCTACCTAATGGCAATAATTCAAATGTATTAAATAAAATACCTTGTGAAATAATATTAAAAATTACATAAGGAACACAACGAACCTTAAATTTTCTACTACGAAGAATTTCAGTAGCTGGTAAAGAATTAAAGCTGGTTAGTTCGGTGATTCGATCCTTAATAACCTTAATTTCATCAACATGCTTATCTCGTTTTCTATTCAGTTTGGTTAGCTGTTGCGTAAGCGTGTTCATCTCTTCCCTATATTCTTCTGGTAGAGTATCGGGGAAAATTGAATCCATTTCTACATATACAGCTAGATCACCAACCATAAACTGTCCTTTACGGACAACAACATGCCAATCAAGAACCTGTGCCATTTCAATCGAATCAGCACCTTCAATTGGATACACCTTTACAATTTGCTCAACATGAGCCATTGATTTTCCATACATAATTTATTTTCCTTTATTCCACCATTTTTGCTTGTATTCTTCTGGTAGTTTTTCTAAACATTTTTCTTTTGATGTTATCATCGGATAATCCAAGTGATTCAGTTGGGTCATTTAAAGAACTTTCAGTAAGTACCAACCCCAAATCAATTCGCATGATTGGTTTTCCGTTCTCAATCTGTACCATCATATAATTAGGAAAGTTCAATGCAATTTCCTTCTTGCATTTCTTACATGATAGTTTCTTACTATCAGTATTCATCACATCAGATATGAAATACTTAATAACTTCACCGCATGAATGGGTGAAGCTCATTTCTGGTTCACATGATCCATTTACAGTACGCATTATGTTTCATCCACCTTGATTGGATTAAGTTCATTTCCTGTTGCCTCAACCCAATCGTTATCAATAGGCACAGTTGAATTACCACAAAGTTTGCATGTATATACATCAGCATAGAATACAACCGAATCGTTAATTACGATAGGTTTTGCTGTCTTTGTACAAGCCATGAACACACAACAATTAGCACATAAAACTCGTTTAATCATAATTTACTTTAGTTCCAGTTACAAACATAAATTTCAATGTCGGTATTTGCAAATTCTGCCTTCAATATTTCTCTTGCTTGAGGCCATGATAACTTATCAAGACCACATCCAATCTTTGGCATAGCAATCTGCTTGAGGTCTTCCTGTACTGCAATGTCACGCATCTTAATGATGGACATATGCAAAGAATTGAGAGTAGGCTTACCACTGCTCTTTGCTTTAGTAATCAGATTGAAAACACGACCTGTAAGAATAGTAGTTGGGTGATGTAGAGGAAGTCCAGTATTTAGAATCTTTCCACGCAGACCAAATGTTTTCTGCATAGGAACCGCAATACCAGCAGCCATTCCTAAGTCACTGGCAATACAATGAGCCAAATGATAAGTATCAGGCATCGTAAATAGACCTCGATATTCTTCAGTATATGTCATTAACTCAATCCTTAAAGGTGATGATATTCCATTGCTTCTTTCTTTTATCACACACGAAATGATTCGTAGTGAATTTATTCAAAGAGTTATCAGTTGAAAAAATATTATTATACATTTTTTCACTTAATGAGCAATGCTTGCTCATAATCTTAGATAAATATAGAAATAATAAGTCATCTTGTCCAAGATTTTTATCAATTTTAATTTCATTTTCACTAATGATGATACAATCGGCATATTCAATAGATGCCATATCAATTAATTTAGGTAACAATTCTTGTACCAGTGAGGCAATATTGCAGAGCGAATCAACCATAGAATCCTCTACATATTCATGCCTAAACCAATTACGTAGATATTTGGTATCAGTATTGGTAGAATCCTCATGAAATGGGATTTCTAGGCGTTTGCATTCGCTGTAAATATATTCTTTTGTTAGGTGAAGCATTGGTCTAACCAAGTTCCCTAAACTTTTATGCACACCAGCCAAGCCACCGAATCCAGTGCCTCTTAGAAGGCGCATTAGAACCGTTTCTGCTTGGTCATTCGCATTATGTGCAGTGATTACCGTATTGATATTATAAGTGGCACACAACTCCTTAAAAAAGGAATGCCGCACATCCCTTGCCCACTCTTCGATACCAGTATCTTTAGTAGGGTAAACTTCCAGTACATGGAAGGGAATATTAAATTGAGTGCAATAGTCATGCACAAGTTTTTGATCCACATCGGAATCAGTTCTGATATGATAGTTGACATGTGCAACATGAATACCAGAAACATGTCTGTATTGGTGGAGCAAATACATCGAATCAGCACCACCCGACACAGCCAATAAAGAATTTTCGATAAGGTCAATTTCCATGACCATAATATAGAAAACTACTATAGTTCTGTCAATGAAAAATAAAAAAAGCCATATTACTGGCTTTTTCTATTTAATCGTCATATTCTAACATACCGTCATTTTCAAATTCAATACGTTCTTTTTCATCACGAATATTTAACTTATCGAAACAATCCTGACATACGCTTATTTCATAGTATGGGAATAATTCACTTTCATCAGATACACGAGCACCGCATCTATCGCATGCGCATTCTTCTGTCTGATCGTCCATTAAATACAAATCGGAATTTTTCATCTATAATCTCCAATAGAGTTTTCTATTAATTCGATATTAGTTTATTATTTACTAATATCGAATCATAAAAATTGAAAATTATAAACTAATTTCTATATTAATTTCTCACCAAATCTACAATTTCAGCGCAGATACCCTGAAGATATTCCTCAGAGAAATCGCTTGGAGAAATAACAAATTCCTTACTTACACCGATGGTAGCACCAGACGCAATCAGGGACTCTCTCATAGCGACAAGACGATCCGGTGGAACTCCATGTGTCTGACGAGCAAAATGTTTATTGACATCATCAGGCAAGAATCGAACTGCGATAACAGGATAACCAGCACCAACAGCAGACTCAGTATAGTTCTTGTATTCCTTTGCCTTTAAATTTGTGTTATCTACGACAACAACATTAACATCGGTATTCAAGGAAGTACAAAAATCCTCATGGTTTCTACGATGGAAGTAAGCCAACTTACTCATCTGAAATACGTATTTACCATCCACCATATGAAAATCATCGGTGGAATGGATAGAAATGTCAAGTCCTTGTTGTTCACACACGGACTTCAGAATACGATTGAACGTACTCTTACCAGAGCCAGGGATACCCCGACTAATCAATGCAATTTTACTCATATATTCTCCTATATAACATCAATGTAGAAAAATTATGGTGATATGTCAAGGTTTAATTTTATGCAATTCAGGGTATACCCGATGAGAACCGTTTAAATACTTAGTATATAATCCCTTAGTAAAAGGATCTATCTTATCTCGCAACGCACTATGTCGCTCTAACTCCTCAAAATAACCCTTATTCAGAGTAACTTTGGATTCGAGTAAAACTGCCATTTTAGACGCTTCTTCCGTTGTTCTAATTGGTTCACCTATTTCACTTTCAATCATAGGAACCCATTTTTCTATTCTTTTGTGTATGTTTATTGGCATTATAGTATCTCAGGAAATTCTTCTGGGTTCGGTCCAACACTGCGCCAATTCAATGACGGTGCATGAGTATTGGTTCTCCAATGATTCCATACTTTTATTAACATAGCAACTCTAACTACAACAGGACTTGGGTTATTTGCTGTTCCACGCAACCATAATTTGTATTGATACATTGCATCATAATTTCTCAATCCTAAACTCTCGTATTCTTCTACAGGCATATCTAGAATTTCAATGAATTTCTTTGCCATATATTCATTTTTTGATTTCATTATATGATATAAAAATGCCAATACCGATTGTGAAACACCTGAGTTTTTACGGCAGTTAGCTATATAATTAAATGATTCAACTATGTCTTGATTTGCATTAAGAAATTCCAATGCTGTATTATTTTCAATACTTTGAGCAACGCTTACATAATTTTTATACTTGTTTACATATCGGTAGTACAATTTTACCGCAGATGCTAAATTTCTTGTATTTTTATAGCCAATTGAAGCTAATACATCTTCAAATTCCAATCGTTTCTTATTGTCAATAGTTGAATCATCGTGTATTAACACAGGAAATATAAATAATGATTTTTTTGTTTGAACAACAGCATGAGTTCTATGTTGTCCATCCTTCATTTTTCCATCTTTATCAATTCCAATTGTGTCGCCATTAAATTGCCATTTACCCTGTTTCATCGACTTAGCATATCGAGTAACTTCATTTGGAGAAACCCTTCTAAAATTATCATTAGCTTGCATTAATAGTTTTTTAGCGATATCAGGTGTTATCTCAACCAAATCATCTTTAGTTAATGCATTTACTTTAACACCAGCAATAGTTATTTTTTTCATGTTAGTTACCACTCATCATGTGTATTTCAGGTATTTTCTTTGATGAAGTCCAATGTAATGAATTACAACTTAGGTTTTGCTTCAATAAATTATATGATTTTATTAATAATGCAAGCTGTTTCTTCTTTGACATTTCTGTTCTGGTTTGTAACGAATTAGTTACTATGTTTCTGAACATTACTACTGGATGTGTAGAACCTGCTGGTATTTTATTTGATAATACATCTAAAAACTCATTTGCTATCTTTGGTTTCTTATCAATGAATCGACATAGGTAATCTAAAATAATCAAATGATATAATGTAGTTATTAAGTATTTTTGCTTATTGTCCATTATTAGATTAACTGAAGTGGTTAAATCTGGGGTACTTTCAATTATATCCAAAATTTCTTTATTTGATACATTTGACTCATATTTCTCTTTGATTCCATCACTATCATCATCTGCGGTTAATATACCATTCAATATTAGTGAACATTGATATAGTGCCTTTGGGTGTTTGTATCCTTTCTTGGCAATCAATTGAACTACATTTCTAGCACGACCAGTATCCGTTGTGTACTGACCTTTTATATCAACGCCCCAAACAATCAATGTCTTGAATGATATGCCTGTATTTACACATGCAGTTAATCTAACTTGTCCATCAACCAAATTTCCATTAGAATCTAACGAAATCGTAGCACCATTAAACTTAAAATTGTCTGAATAAAGATCACTTTCAATTTTCTCGACTCTTGCTTTGTCGATTTTCTTTGCGCATTTGTTTTTTGATAATAATTCAGATGCCATTTTTGGAGTCATTAATATGGCATCATCAATATCATAACACTTTAATTTGTTTATTATTTTCATGTTCATTCCAAATAGTTATTATCAAATATAGCAAAAAATATAAGTTTTTGTTATAAACATAATTAAAAGGGATATAAATATGAAAGAAGTTTATGACAATGACTTTTATGAAGAAGTTGGTGATTTATTATCACCATTTAGGCAAAAATATGCTGGTGCAATCATTGGAAAAGATGGAGCAGATCCATTCGCTAAAGACCCTGATTCACTTCAAGGCGACCATGACGGGCAATTAAGAGAAAAACAATCAAATAATCTCAATCTTTGATTCAATATAGCCGCATTCTTCTTTGGTGAGATTATACTTTTGATATAAAAATTCATCGGTATATTCAACAGTATAGGAACCCATATCAGGAACCCATATAAATTTTTCCTTGTTTAATATTGGTGATAATGCTCTAATTCCAAGTACAAATCTATAGAATTTAGTTTTCATATATTTAACATAGTTGATTGCTTCTGGTTCAGTATCAAAATGAGCAACTACTATATAAGTATATGTACTAACTTCATATGGTGCTAATATAATGATATCACCAAATACTCGTTTAGTGCCATAATTAGCTTCATTTCTAGCACCACCATTAACAGTTGCTGTGCATATTTTCCATTTATGTACTATCTTTGGTTTGTCCTTTACATATTTACAATCTACATATTTATATGCCTTAGTGCTATATTTATCACCTTTACATAGACATTTTAATCCCGTAGTGGAATAATTACTGAAATTGGTTGGAAGTCCAAATATACTTATACTTTGACATAAATAAGCAACAGATGATTTAAGAGGCAATATTTTATTTAATATATCTATAGCATTATTATCAATTACTATTATATCATATTCATCAAGATATCGTTCTCTCATAGTACCATCTGAATAGATTTCACATGTGCCATTATGATTTTTATCTATTAGAAAATAACTAACACCACCAGGAATCACAACATCGGGGAATACTTTACTTAAACCACCAAAATGATGAATTTCTTTTATTGTGCGCAAATTCATCATATAATTTCGATAATCATCCAATCCTTTACCACCTATCATCCATCTTGATGGTGTGATAAATGTGAAATATTCTGGATTTATGTTATTTATAATAGATTCAACAAATATATTATAAATAGTATCATATACATTGCCAGTATCCGAGTGTGGTTTTGCAAAGGGTGGGTTTCCGACAACTACAACCTTTTTTTGATCAATCACCTCATATAAATATGAGGTCTTGTCATTTATCAACTGCAATGAGTCATCAACTTTGTGTATTTTGTTAAATGAATCTATTGGGATATTCAAAATCTTGCTTAATCTAGTTTTACAATCTAATATGTTAGCATCCAATATATCAAACCCAATCAATTTATCGGCTATATCATACACAGAAATACCTAGATTTAATAATTTTAAAGCAATTTGGACTAAAAAATTACCGTTTCCACAGGTAGGTTCAAAATATATAACAGATGTATCTGTCCATATAAATGGAGGTAGTTTGTCTAACATTTCATCTACTATGTTTATAGGAGTGTATACCTCTCCATGACTTCTTATATTATCTTTGGACCTATACTTGGATTCATTCACATCATACATTAAAAACTACCTAAATCGATATATACATAATATATTTTAATTTTTATAAACTATTAAAAAATAGGAATGTATTATGACACTATTAGAATATGCACATGGTTGGTATGATTTATATCAAAACACAAAACCATATATGGAATTTAGAACGTTTGTTGAAAGCCTAAAAAGACCAGCAAATAAAACCTTAATTGAATCAATTAGTAATGGTGTTAGCATTATAATTGAAGCAAATTTAGGCATGAAATTAGGTACAATAAAAAATGATACCGCTGAATTTAAGCAATTAGTAGAAGGCGGTGATAAACGTGCTGTTTTGGGATATGCATTACCAATATTGTATAGACTAGTTCAAGCACAGGGCGGTGATGATGCCACTAAAACCGATAGATTGTTAACTCATGCAGTTGATTACATCACAGATAACTGGAAAAAACTATTAGATTATGATGGTTCTACTAAACCAAGCACATTTTTAAGTAATTTCGTATTATGGCCAGCAAAACAGACCAGAAAGAGAGAAGCAGGTAGAACACCAGAAGTAATAAATTATCCACATGCGGAATGCTATGCTACATTTGAAGAAGATTTTGACGGCATGAAAACTAAGGTGTATGGTATTGTAAAAGATCCTGATGTTCCTGGCGGTAAGGCAAAAATAAGTTGGAAAGGCGGTCCAGATGAAGGAAGAATCACAACTGAGTACAAAGATGGATTAGTATTCTATGATTTAGTAGAAGATAGTAATAAAACTATATCAGCATCAACACCACTAGGTTCAGGTCCAGATGATCAAAAAGAAACATTAGGCGATACTGCATCATTTGCTGATAAAAATCCTGAACAAGAAGCTAGAAGTACAGAAGCTAGTGGAATAATAACTAAAGCAATAAATAAAGCAGCTACTATATTAGCAGGTGAAGTTGAACCTGAAGATGATGCTAAATATGAAGCTCTCATCAAAACATTTAGTAAATACCTAAACGCAACCTTAACTAGTGCTGAAAATGCTGAAAATACTGCTTCATCTGAAGGTGATGTTGGATTCGACGTTAATGAAAAACGAAAAGAAGTAGTAATGAAACAAACTAGAAAAATTCAAAATTTGTGGATAGTAATACAAAAAGTCGTTAATAAATTAGAAAGTACTGGACAGCTACAAGAAATAGACCCATCACTTATTGAAAGAGCAGGTGGTATACCTGTTGGTGATTATGTGAAATCGGAACTAAATAAGTTGACGGCAGCCCCAACAAACCCATCAAAAAAACCAGCTAATTCGGAAAATATTAAATCTATCATAGGCGATACACTATATGGATTGATATCAAAAGCAAAACAAGCTGATTTTGATATGGTTGATGGCTATTATAAAGAAATAGAGGATCTAAAATCAAATAAAGGAGCAGTTAATAGAAAAAATATTTTAGCTGAAAAATATGGAATAGGTCCAGCTATTGCAACTAAATTATATAATAAATTCAAATCGGTAGCTGCTGATGATCCAGCAATGAAACGATACGGATCAAAGGAAAAAATACTAGCTGATTCAACAGAAGACTAAATAAAAAAAGACCGAATTCAATTCGGTCTTTTTCTTTATCTGCTCAATTTATTCGAATCATAGAACGTTGGTTCTTTCTTAGATACCCACTTAATAAAATTCTGAATATCATTATTTTCTTTTAATTTTTCAATTGTATTATATGTATAAAATATTTCACTTTCTGTAAACAGGGAGTGAATTTTGCTATGGCATATTCTATGCAAATCAATAGTTTCGTTTGAGGCACCAGCCTTTAGCTTAGTTTTCAAGTGATGAGCACTACGTTCTGATTTTGGTAGAAAACGTCCACATAGAGGACAATTATCATCCTCTCGTGGACGCATATATTCAGGCAGACGTTCTAAGTACAATTTGTCAATAACAGATTGCATTCGATCTCTACCTACTGGATTGCTACTAACGATTTTGATTTCTTGTTTAGGAAGATGTTCTGGGTGTTCTTCTAACCAACACATCACATCATATCCTGTCCATTCCTTACCATCTTCATCGTAACAGGCTAAAGCAACAGAACATCCCATTCCGATGTTTCTAATGCTTCTACACCGCTAAAATAGTCTCTAGCTACCTTTGTAGCTGGAAGGTTTCGGATATCGTCAATGGGTAATATTTTCATAGTAATTTCAAATGTCTAGTAATTGCATCAATATTTTCTGGATAATCTGGACCAATTGCAATACAGGTCTTGGTCACGACACCATTGAATTCGGTTAGTCCAGCATCTTCAATCATTGCACATGGAATTCCGTATTCAATCGCCTTATTATACATATCAATCAATTCCTGTTCTGAATCAACCGATAAACATATTTTAGTAAATAATCCTTCAATCCACTCTCGCATAGGATCGGTCATATTTATAACACGTTGATCCATTCCATTTTGATCAACAATTACCTTGGATCTATCTAAAAGTACTTTCATTGACGCATGAGCACCTTGAGCTACCATCTTACCTTTGCGCATATTTAGATCTTTACGCATTACTATTACTTGCTTTGGGTAGGACATGAAAAAACCTCATAGTTGTATATGAGGTTAATATAGTAAATTATTTTAGTTTTGTCAATTATTTATTTTGATGCTGTCATTGGAGATGCAACGGCAACAAAATTACCATTTGCTAATTGCTTTACACCAACATCATATCCAGTTACACCAGATGCTTTCAAAATATCATGACCTTGACTTAGAGCAACTTGTTCATCATCGCTTTCGGTCTGCTTCATATCGTTTGCTAATTTTTTAACATTACCATTAGCATCACCATGTCCAGAATCGCCAAATATTTTATGAGTATCAATTCCAGCCTGATCGGTTACTTTAGTTAATCCATCCATATAACCAGGATTTTTTGCATGTGATTTCATTGAGTCGAAGTGTTTAGCTAATTGGTTATTATCTACTTTATCATTTTTCAACAACTGCAATAATTTCTGACCATCGGCTTCGCCTTGAGATGTGCCATCACCACCTGAACTCATTTGAGTTTGTGCTTTACCACCGTATGAATGTCCACCATCATCTACATTGACTTTAGCATTTCCAGTACCTGCACTAGCAACACTAGCCAATAACATTAATCCAGCCATAAATGCTTTTACTTTACCACCATGCTTACGAGCAAAGTCATTAAATGATGCTTCGGTCAATACATTATTTTGTATATCATATAATGCACAATAACCTTCAATGATAGGAATTAAACTGTCAATATTATCATTAGTTGAAACAGATTCAATAAACGTAAAAAAATATTTATTTCTCATGAATTACTCTTTATTTTATATGTTGTCTAATGTTTTCTATCTCTTCATCTGATACATTAACAAGACCAAATGGGGTTCGACCACCATTTTTATCCATAATATATACTAGATCTTCTAATGTATATTTATCACCATGATTTAGCCAACGATTTCCATATGATTTAATCGGTTTATGACCTAATGTATTACCTGTTTCTTTGATAAATTTATATGCATCATTTATATTAGATGTATTGTACAATAAATCGCCTCCATCTGTATATACCTTAAAAGTTGGGTATCGTTCTTCTTCCATATCTACATAAATATCTAATGGTTCTTCATATTTATAACTACCACCAGATGCACCCTCATCTCCATATGCTGAATATGATGGTGCGTCATTTTCTTGTGTATATACATCTTCATATGCTTCATTAATAGTATTATATGCTAATATAATCGACTCAACTAATAATTCGTTATCTGGTGTTCTAATCTTATCCATGAATTGCAAGAACATATTATCATCAACACTTGCCATTACTGCACCTGCATCACCTGTTGCGACAACACCACCACTAGGTGTAGGTGCTGAATTAGGTAAACTAGCTTCACCAGCACCACCAACAACGCTACCCATTGTATTTTTTAAATCAAGATTAAATCTTTTTTTCTTATCAGCCTTACCCAATACCACAACACCAGACTTATCATTATTAGACATAATAACACCATTAAATTATATTTATTGTTTATATAAAATCATTTATATTACTAAGTATGACAGATTTAGAAAGCCTACAAACCTTTTTTACAAACATATCATTCAATGATGATCCTAAAAGACGCAATAAAGATACCTACATAGTTCAATTAGATCCATTTCATAAATGTCCAAATAACTATTCGGTAAAAACGTTACCTCAGTACAGAGGCATTCTTACATGGAATTCACGTATATATACACAATTAAAACAAATTGGTGCAAATGTAGCAAAATTACCATTCTATCCATTTCTAGATAACACCGCTATATTAGATGAATTTATTGAATATGAAGATAAGGTTGGAATATGTTTGGTTGAAAGTAATTATAGCCCCAATACGTATCCATTTGATATTTCTGAAAAACAGATAAACCTATTCATGTCACTTAAAGGCATGACAAAACATACATATGGAAATATTCCTATATGTGGAAGTCATTATATATCTAATCCATTTTCCAATTATGATAGATTACAGATAATTAATGAGTATAAATTCTGTTTATGTTTCGATGATATATACCATCCTCTATGGTCATGGGATTATATCAGTAATAAAATGTTTGATTGTTTTCGAGCAAAAACACTTCCCATATATTATGGTTGTTACAATATAGATGAAATTATACCAGGAAACTTTTATATAGATTATCGTAATTTCGATTCCTTTGAGGAATTGAATGAATATATTACAGAATTCGATATAAATATCTATATTGATATTGTAGAAAAAGCATATGATTGGGTGAATCGAGTTGATATTGGAAATGTTAATAGATTTGCTATGTCATTAGAAAAACAACTGAAGGATACAAAATAATGCAACTATATACACCACCAACAGTTTTTCCAATAGATGACGGAAAAACAAAAATATTTTTAGCTGGTTCTATCGAAGGTGGAAACGCTGAAGATTGGCAAGCAACATTATGTAAAGAATTAGAAGATACCGATCTGGTAGTACTCAATCCTAGACGTAGTGATTATGATCCTACACAAGATCCAATTGCATCTAATCCTTATTTTAGAGGACAGGTTGAATGGGAATTGGCTGCTTTAGAATATGCTGATATAATCTTCATGTATTTTGATCCTAATACAAAATCAGCAATTTCATTACTTGAACTTGGGTTGTTCCATAAAAAAGCTATGGTTGTGTGTTGTCCCGATGGATTCTGGAGACAAGGAAACGTTCAAATTGTATGTGAGTGGTATGATATACCGTATACAACCAATAAAGAATTATTCTTTGAACGTGTAACTAAATTATGTAAAACACTATAAATAAAAAAAGCGGTTTTTAAACCGCTTTTTTTGTTACTTAGTTTCTGTAGATTCAGTTTTCTTTTCCTGAATCGCAAGTCTAGCTGTCTGTGCCGCACCTTTAATATCCTGTAGGATCTTACGAGCACGAGTACCTGCCACCTTATTGCCTCCCTCAAACTTTGCAACTTCAGTTTTGAGAGCTTCCATTAGTGTTTCTAGTTGTGTTAACATTTTTTTATCCTTGTTTAATTGTTAATTTTCTTCTCTAGGCTTGATATTGTTATGAGCAAGCCACCCAGCCGTTGTTCCAGTCCATAAACCAGTAGATTTGCATATAAATCCAAACTCTGTTATTTGCACAACAGGATCTAGAAATACATTTGCATTTACATTAGATACCAACCAACCAACTTCAGGTGTAAACCGTTCACCTGCTATGGTGGCAACTGGCTTATCTATTTTCGCATGAGTCTTGTTTTTCTTCATTTCAATCTCCTATGCGTATAATATAGCATATTATTATTTGATTTGGGTATCGTATTTATTATTTTTTACATCAAACAACAAATCCATAAGTTCTTTTTCCGCATCGAACATGATATCTTCATCTATCCATCCCTTCGCATCGTGAAATTTCTGACCAAAGCCTACAAAAATTCCATAGATTCGATTTTTAAGAGGATTACCAGTATCAACTACTCTATCCTCTGGAGTCATTTCCATTATAGCATCATATCGTTCACTCATTATACATCCAATTCTATTTCATATAATATACAATATATTTTTATTCTTCTGGTGGTGGAGGTACTGGTATTGCAGTTTTCTTATCAGAAGGCTTTCTTGGTGTTGGTTTACGTGGTGCTTTCTCTTTTTTTGGTTCTATCTTTAAATCAGCAGAATTGAGAACATCAAAATATTTACCCATCTTTGGTACAACATTTTTTTCCCACCACTCAGTAACAAATTCTAATCGATCATCATTTAAACGCATTCTACCTAATTTAGCTAGTGGTTTAACAACACTATTTGCAATTTCATCAAATACAACATCCATATTATTGCGCAATTCCATTGGTTTTAATATCTTTGCCTTAACCGTAGGATTCGATGACAACGCACTTTCTATACAATCAATTAATACATCATCTGCTAATTGTGCAATAGCATTAGGTAATGCTGGGTGTTGGGTTCCATGTGCAATTAATGTAACTATTTTCTTAATTGCGTCCTGACCTCTACGAGAATTAGAATCATATAATTTCTTATTTAAAATTGTACGAGATATTGCGTTCTTAAATGTTTGTTCTTCTGATGCACCAAAAATTGCTTCCTTTCCAGTTGCACCAATTGTTTTCACTCGATTTTTTACATCACGGAAAGTATCACCAATACCTTCCATCTGATATTGTTGCTGTGATACAACAAATCCTTCTAATATTGTATCTACTAATTCCGAATTGCGATCAGTACGCAAAGATTCTATAAAGATTTCAAATTCGCTGTTATGCATTATAAGCCTAAATATATTATTACCTATAGTTTATAAAAACAAAAAAGACTCTCGTGAGAGAGTCTTTTATAATAACGGAAATCACAAAATCTATTATGGTTAGGGGAACTGCTTATTAGGCAGAGTCCCTAAAGGGAGGTAGAAGGAAGACTTTGTATAGCCCATATAAATAATCAGCGGAAAGGCGGTTCTCTAATTTGTTTATTTTATGTAAAAGTTTTAGAAGGAAGAAAACCAATAGCCACTGTAATATCAAATATATATTATTTTTCCTATTTGTATAGGAAAATGTGGCTTTCGCCACACTTTTTACAGGAATTCACCCATGATCTTTTCGATATCGAATGGGGTAATGTTACCATCCATTGATACGACAAGATCAGCATCTTCCTTTTTATCCACGATTGTTCCACGAGCACTTGCATGCAAGGTCATCAAATCATGAATAGTAGCCTTCTTGATAGAAGAAATAGACTTACCCATTAAAGTAATGCTACCCTTCATGTTCTCGACGTTTGCGCCACGACGATATGAATAACCACCTTCATTGCGTGGATCGTTATTAAGAGCCAAGTCACCCCAGATCATTTCACGATTAACCACATCAATTACCAATGGAATGCTGTAACGGCTTTCCGCAGTTAAATCAATCTTATTCTGCACTGTTTTTGCATCAAAGATTTCACCTGACTGTGGTTTGTCACGCATCATCCAACCAGCGAAACACTCTGGCATATCAGAGAACTTCTGAGAAGTGAATGAAATTACATTCATTACAATATACTGACCACCACTTCTCAACACACTATCTAGATCAATATCAATAAACTCACATGCACCATGTGGTGCAGAAGTGATATCACCGCTATGACATGCAATAATACTATCATTAGAACGAAGGTTAGTATATGAAATATGCGTCATATGCTTCCAGTTAGTATCGTACATCATAGCAGACAAATCAACGTCTACACGTTCACCAGCAATATCATGCCACCACAAGAAGAAACGAACTGTATTCTTATCAGCATCCAACTTAACACGAGAACCACGTACAAGAGTACGGAGGGTTCTGCTTGCTGAACGCTGTGAGAATGGAACAATCATTCCCTTCATGGAGGCATCAATATACACCTTACCCATAGGTTCAAGTGCAGAGAACCGAGTACGCATAGCATTTTCACATGCGCTAATTACCTGCAAGCAGAGTGAATCTGAAATTACTGGTAGATCATTTTCAAGTGCCATAGCCTTCGCAACATTTCCTTTTGGGAAAATGACACGAAGTTCTGAATTATTTCGGCTATTGAAATGCGCCATCACCTGCAAGAGTACAGGAGTAGCAATCTTGTCAGCAATCGAAACGAATGCATTTATAATGACATTCTGCTCTGAACGAGTAGAAGCAATACGCAATAGATGGTCAAGGCGACGGGCCAATTCACCAGGTCTACGCTTCAACTGATTAATAGCAACCTTGATATCCTTGGATACCAAAGCACTTTCAACAGTTCCACCAAAGGTAGAAATCTTATCACCATCACGCAATGCATTGAATGCACTTACGGCAGTGCTATACTTCTTATAACGATCTTCTGATGGATGTAGACGCTCGGCTAAACGAATCCAACGACCCTTATTGCGCAACATATCTTCCTTAACATTACCCATAGCATCAATCATTTCCATGAGAGACTTACGTTCACTGCGAGTAAAGTTACGGAACTTGGTGTTTTTTGCAAGGCTTACATCACCATCAGACATAGCAGTAGCTAGACGAAGAACGTCAGTTACACTATTAAACAATCCAGTGACTTGTTCAGTCAGCTTGGTATACTTCAACAATTCACCTGCGATGAATGTAAGATTTTCCTTATGGGTCACTGCTGTTGGGAGCATAGTAGAAACTTTGTCACCAAATAGCTTGATAACAGTAGTGATATCATCCTTATCGGACTGTGAAATCGAAGTCTTTGCACCCATTAGATTGCTAATGAGTTTCTTAAAATCTTGCTCTGTAGCAAGATTAATAACCTTTAGATCAATATTGTCCATCAAAGGAAAACGTACCTTCACATCATACTTAGGCATGATGCGAAGATTAACAGCATCACCGAGGTAATGCATGATTGCATTGATATACAATTCAGAATCGGTTGCTTCCATCACCTGCGATGTGAAATTAGGATACATTGGTGTCCACTGCTTGTTAGAGCCAGTTAGTGACTTCAATTCACCAACCAATGAACTGTATACTTGGTATACAGAATCGACACTCAAAGTACGAAGTTGTTCAATCATAGCCACGGACATAATGTATCCATAGCGTTCCAAATTCTTTAGCATAGTAGCAATATAAGTTGAAGGCAACTTATAACCAACTTGCATACATGCCTGTTCATCAGGCACAATAAACTTCATCGAACGACGAAGAAAAATAGAATTGATACTGTTAATTTCTCTCTGATTCATAATAGCCTCTAGTTTAGAAGATTCTGCTGTATTGCAGGTCTTTGTTTGGTAGCTATAATATAGAATAAAATGAGAAACTTTTCAAACTTTTATTTGATATCTGGAATTTTTATTAAAACTTCTTCCCCATTGACAATAGCTTTAATGGTATCCAATGATTGATTAGATGGATTTGCTTCTGCTATAGACAGTTGAATATGATATTCATCTATAGCTGGTTCAATAGGTGCTTTATTAACATTTGCTAATTCAGCTATACGAGCTGGGGGTACTTTCATAGACTCTACTAAGTTTTTCTTAAAATATTTTAAACTATCCATATTTATCTCTTTGTTGATGTATAATGGTCGAGCATCAATTTAACATTGTCAGTATAATCATAACACTTAAATATTTTATAAGTATCATTTGATTCATTAAACCACACCAAATACGAATCACCTAGTTTTAAATTTGTATTCTTGTGTATAATGTATTTATATAAGCTCAACTGTAAAGAATATATATCAATTTCAGCAGTTGATAGATGAGAAAGTGGTGATAATAATTTATATCGGCTTGAGGTCTTTATTTCTTTATTTGTTTTCCAATCCCACAACTCTAACATACCAGATTTTTTATTGTAGAAAAGTTGGTCAATCATTCCACAAATTCCAAAATCACCATCACCAACAATCAATTCAGACTTTATAGGAAGTAACTTTCCTTTAATATCATCATAGAATTTATGAATAAGAGGAATTATTTTATCATACTTTTCACGCACAGGATCTTCACCATTAAAATTACTTTTAACAATAGCTTCTGGGTATGGAAATACTTTATGTGCTAAATAATTTTCTGTATATGAGTGGACAGCAGTTCCCTTTACGGTAGATATTCTATTTGTACGCTTCCACATAGCAATAACTTCTTCTGGAGTCATTCCTAATTGTTTAGCCTTATTAGCGGCATGGAATTCTTCATCAAATGGCTTTTCATATTTACCAATCAATGTAGTAACTGAAGTCATTTTTTGATCATTTTTATAATAGACATGAGGATCATCATAATAAATGATGTCGTTAAACTTAGATAATTCTTCAAAGATATGTAGCATATTTATTCTCTATTATTGTAATATATTTAATTTATTGCTTGCACGAGTAAATGCAACATATTTTAATTGATTTCGCTGAACATCATCCCACGTCAAACGATTCAAATCACGTTCAACTACATACACTTTTTTAACTGTGCTTCCTTGGCTCTTGTGTGTAGTCATAGCGTAAGAATATTTAACCCAAGAATAACCTTCCTTGAAATTAAAGTATTCAGTCCATGCTTCTGCTTTGGTATATGCATTCTTCATGGTTCCGTTTTTATCGGGTATTTGTTTAATTAATCTAGATTTAGCCTTGGACGCTAATTGACCCAACGCACCATAATATAATTCAACATCTTCTTTATGTACTACACTGATTACTTTCTTAACCTGATCTTCTTCAGGATCTTCATAGTTAATAACTCTTAAATCCCATATACGGAATCCATACTCGCCATCAACTGACGTATCTACATTCAATACACGCAGACGCTGACCAGCATTATAAATAATCTTAGATACTTTAGAATTAATTCGTTCAGTAATTGGCTCATCGGCAATTAGGTTTTCACCTACGACATATTCAAGTAATGTATCTGATTGAAATAATCTCTTTCTAATCTGCTGATTCATCGCATAAATTGCTTTATTTGTATAGGCAATACTTCTAACATAATTATTATCAGTCTTATACTCATCTGAGCAGAAATCAGTATATAAGTCTTCCATGAACTCATCACGAGAATCATAGAAATGAATGCCATCACCCCTTTCATTTATTTTAGTATCTCGTGCAAATACATCTTCAGCAGAATGTAAATTGTTTCGGATATCAGTAACAACACCAATAATAGGATTGTCCTTTGCGGTTCTCATTACCTGTGTTAGTTCAACTTTATTCTTTAAATTGAATACAATTGATTTCTTAATTCCCTTTTTTGTATCCTGTATTGGAGGTAATTGTGCATCATCTCCAATATAGATTACCTTCAAATAGCTAAATTGTCTCAATGCCTGTTCTATTTTTTGTACTATATCATGGTCAAGCATAGAACATTCATCAATAACGACCAAATCATACTCTTGGATTTTTTGACTGCCAATAGCCATCAATATAGGATCTTTGTCATCAACGTGAACCAAAGCTAATCCAAGCAATGAATATATGGTTTTGCTAAAATTTGTACCTGTTGTTTTTGAAATCACTCTAACTGCTTCATTGGTAGGGGCAGTACAAACAACTTCTACATGAGATTTACGCTCATTTATATACTCAAGGAACAATTTCAATATAGTTGTCTTTCCTGTACCTGCATATCCAGCCAATAACATCTGGCGATTTGCCGAAGCTACAAACTCAATCATGTACTGCAATGCAATTTCTTGATCGGCACTTAAATCTTTTCGTTCTATCATACACACAAATATAGTTAAACCCATCGAACTTTTGGTTATTTTTTATAAACTAATATTAATTACGGAGATTTATCATGCCTTTAAAATCAGGTTCATCAAATAACACAATAAAACAAAATACGAAATCATATAAAGAAATAGGCAAATCCAAGAAGAAAAAGCCAGTTAATGAAGCATTGGAATCTTTCATAGATTCATTTAAGACATCCGAAAATGAGTTTTTCTTAGAAAGTATAGTTAAACATGGTTTGCATGTATGTTTTGAGGCATCAATGGAAGAACCAATTAATGTATTTGGTAGAAGGCTTCAATATGATGCGCCTGTTGGTAAATATTACGATCCATCAACTGATACATATTTAGAACATGATGAATATGATTCATTAAGAAAAGCTGACGATGATGCACAACAAAAATTCAAAAGATTAATAAAGTTAGCGGTACAAAAATCCACTAGTCCTAAAGAAATCAATAAATTTATCAATGGATCACATTTGCATTGGAATCAGGACTCAGCTAGACAACTAGAACGAGAAGCAATGGCAATAGTCGGAAATCCTGTATTTGAAGATGCTACAATATCACAAGTTACTTCCCCCGATTCAACAAAAACTGTAGTCGATACCGATAAATTAACATCCAATGAAATTGATGTTATGCAAACTGAATTGGATAAAGTAAAAATGCAAAAAGCTGATATCGAAAAGAAGAATACAGATTTAGCAAAAACGCAACAGGATTTACAAAAAACAACTCAAGCAATGACATTAAATAATGATGCAAACAGAACTATTTAATTTTATCGATAGCCTCGATATTGAACCATCGTTGCATGAATCAATCATGCAGGGGTTTGATTACATATTTGAATCGTATAATGCATGGAATCCTAATGTTACTCCAATAATGCCTCCATCAAGCCTTGTAGGTCAGCCTATGGCTACCTATCAGAACATAATGAAACAACTTCCTAGTCAGGTGACTGCAAGTGGAAGTGGTAGTTCAGGTGGACCAAATGATAATTACAAATATGAACCATCATTAGCAGAACCAACACGAGATATTAAACACGAAACTCAAACACAATGGCAAAAAGCACCAGAGTTCAGAAAATATGTTAGCAAGCCATCTAAATCAATTGATAAAATGATTAAGACTGCAAAACAACACACACCAAATGGTGCTGAACAGTTATTTACACAAACAGGTGCTGGGTCAATGGTTAGTGGAATAGCATCTGCTAACTTTAATCTTGATGTTCCATTGATACAAGGTGGATCGGTTGGGGGATCTTCCCCTGGTGGCTCTTAAAAGAAAAATACTTTCACACACAATGCAACAATTACAATACTCATACCAATGAGTATTTTTTTGTGTCTCTCTGCTTGATTATATAAAGCAGTTGTATTCAATTGTTGAATTGTCACAATCTGCGCATGGCGTTTTAGTAATTTATGTGCAATTTCCAATGACTGTATAATTTTCTTTATATTCTCAGCATTTCGACTTTCAATGAATTCATTACGCAATTCACCACCCGATGAAAGTGCATTCATTTCATATTCTATCTTATCTATTTCATTATGTAATTCACTATCATCAAACATTTCGGGATTCATATTCATTCCTTATACAATGGTTGGAATTGTTGTTTTTCTTTATTTTTAAATACATTCAAGGCATCGAATGCAATTCCATTCATAACTACATATGTTCCATGCTGTAGTGATTGGGAATATGCAATAGCACACCCAACATTAAACATAGCATCTGATTTTGCTACTACATATGGAATTATTGACCCTGTTAAAATAATTGTTTTGTCTTTCAATGTACTTAATGCTTTAGCAGTATCAACTATTGTATCTGTTCCATGAATAACAATTATACACTCATCTTCAACCGTTTTGCAATATTCTCGCATGCAAATTCTATCAGATGCATTCAAATCTAAACTGTCTTTTAACGTAATTGTTTGAATTGAATAATCCACCGTCATGCGAGATTGCTCAATAATCTGATGGATATTAGATACAGTATAAGCTAGATCTCCTTTATATTCGGAGTATACTTTATCTATAGTCCCACCAGTAATTAAAAATTTTATCTTTTTCATGATATTCGTTTATATTATTTCTTTAATGAATCACCATACTCAGCACTTCCTACGAGTGGTGCTAATGCGCCATGAACACTACGTAACTGCTTTGGTGATTGCAAATACACAACAGCCAATTGGCAAGCTGCACCAAATGTATTACCTGAATGACCATCATCCATATCAGGAACTAACTGCTTCATTTCATCAATGAACGAATCTTTATGAAATTTAGTAACATTCTCTACTGTTTTACATCCATTAGCTATTTTGATTGCTTCCATGCAACAAAATAACTCATATGCTTCATACTCAACCCTGAAATTTGGATTATTTGTACGGAATTTATCAATTCGTTGTTTGAAACATATAAGTAATGAATCATATTGAGAATCTAATTTTGATTTCGATTTCTCAAATTCATCAAGCTGACGCTGTTCATATTTAGCCAACTCTTTTTTACGATGATCTTCTAATTGCTCGTCTGTTTTATAGAATATCTTAGTTCCATTGATATCCATTCCACGAATATGAGCGAAACCTTTACAGTGTAATGTGATAGTATCACCCACTTTAGGGACTACATTATACTTTTTATATAATACGAATCCATTACTGTCCGACATTATTGTATAGCAATCATCCGAGTCAGTTACCTTAGTAATGACATAATCATCTATATTATCTTTCATATTCTCTCCTAGTGCGGATAAAGGGGTTCGAACCCTTGACGTGTATTGCTACAAAAGGATTTAGAGTCCTCCGCTTTCGACCACTCAGCCATATCCGCAAAAAATGAGCCATTTCTGACTCATTTGTAATATAGTAAATTAATCTCTTAGTGTCAATCGAATTTGTGATGATAGGTCTTTTACAACTTTACCAATGATTTCATCATTGAATGACTTGGAGTTCCAAGTATTTCCTTTGATAACATCATCAATTCGTTTGATAATCAACTGATCAATTCGATCTGCATAATTATATTCAGCAAGTGCCTTTTTAGCCTGTTGTGTAACAGATTCAACTACCCACATCTGAATATCATCCTTGGTAATTCCAAGTTCATTATACATATAATTCTTAAACATAACCCATTTGCTATTATCCATTGTTAGCCTCTCTATATTCAAGTTCATTAATAAATTCATCTACAAAGGTGTTAATGATATCATTATTTAGCGATGAATATATACTAGGACAGCATCCATGTCTACAGCCATCATCATATTGATAATACCATGCCTCTTCGTTTAATTTATTAATTAAAAGTTCCTTCAATAATGCCTTATCCATGACAGACCTCCTTTATCTTATTGAGGATGCCAGTGATAAATCCATTTTTTCATTGAAATCAATAGAATTCATTATTTCAGCGGAATCAATATACAAGGAAATCATACCCTTTAACTTATCCACATTCAAAGCCTTTTCAGTCTTTTCAGTCTTTTCAATTTCGGATAATTTGTTTCCCTTCAATAATGAATAGGCTACGTGCATATGTCTAGCATATGATTTAACGAAATACATAGCATATTGAGGATATGCAACATTTATGTTTAATGTTGTTGATATGGCTTTATATTTAGCCAATACAGCTTCTACTGCTGTTGTCGTGTCAGTTCTCTGTCATTCTTTGAATGCGTGTTTATACTGACGGGTGAATTCAGAAACCAACTTGATGTCAGCTTTGAATTTAGATAATGCGATTTTTAATTCATTGTTCATAATAATACTCCTTAAATTTGTGAACTTTGTTTGTTTTGTTTTTATCGTTACAGTACAGCCGAAAACAAACCAAATTAAGGAGGGCGGTTGTTAAATACCTACATCATGGTATATCCTTTTATTAAAATTATTTTCTTCATATTGGTAATATAGATTATTATCGCTTTCTTGTCAAGACTTTATATAAAAAATCTTCTTTGTCTTCGGAATGCGTCAATTCCCACTTAGATTCATCAAATGATGGAAAGTATATATCACCATCATAATCACCCTTTATCTCAGAAATATGCATTTCATTTATAATATCAGCATCTAATACTGACTTATACAACATACCACCACCAATAAAGAAAGTAGGACTAGACTTGTACTTATACAAATTCCACGCAGATTCCAACGTAGGAACTACTTTCACATCGTCGCCATGCTCAAACTTGGACGATGATATCACTATATTGTTGCGATTTAGTAGACCATTAGGGCGACCTAAAGATACAAAAGTATTCTTTCCCATCACAATAGAAGAATAGCTAGTAAGTGCTTTAAGATGCCTTAAATCGCTAGGTATATGCCAGGGCAGTATTCCATTCTTACCAATGACTCTATCTTTAGTCATAGCGACAATCAAGTTACTCATTATGCATTTCCTGTGGCAGAACCACCATATTTTATATTTATCATTGCATTAATATAGTAAATTATTTGCGGTTTGGCTCGACTGCAACATAACTTAATCGATAATCTGGTAAAATTATTCCATCAGCACCTGCAACACCATAGCCAACAGGGAAAAATTCAACCCCTGCAATACCAGACGTTTGAATTAGTCCAGCCAACATATTACCATCACGAGTTGTTTTACATTCACAATTTATTATAAGAGATGAATTCACAATAGAAGCACCCATTACATAAGCCATTGCTTTTTTATCCCAAGGTTCTGATAATGGAATGTTTTTCATCTTCCGTTCTACTGGATTCATTTCTTGTATAATAATTCTTGGTTGCAATGTAAACCGTTCCATCAGTTTATTCAATACATGCATAGGATAAATGTTTCCATCTATTGTTGGCATACCTGCAACCATTAACACAGCACTAAATTTATATCCTTCGACCTTAGTTTTTGGTGCCATGTTCTACTCCATGCAATGCAAATTTTCTCATACGACTAACACAACGAGCTATGATAAATTTCAATCTACTTGAATTAATACCTATTTTTATCGATAGGTCTTTTATGTTATAATTTCTGGATAGTCTTAAAATTTCCAAGTCTTCTTTTGCTTGGTCATTTAATTTACCATTAGCTTCATACACTTCTATAAGTGCATCTAATTCAATAGTACAATTTTCATCATGTGGCTGTACAAATGCTTCCATATCACCCATGTTAGAACCGTCTTGATGTTCGTTATAGTCATTAAGATCGCTATAATCTATTTTTACATCTTTCTTTTTCATAACAGGAACATGTATCAAATCATTATTGTAATTATACCAGTTCTGTACTAAACCTCTAATGGTTTGCATTGCATAATGATAAAAGGGCATTCCTACTGCTGGATCATATGTTTCAGTTGCTTTACATAAGCCTTCATATGTGAAAGACATTATAGAAGCCAACGGCTGATTATAATTGTATTGGTAATATATTAGATAAATCAGACGAGCATTATTTTTTAATAATTTTTGTAGATTTGCATCCTTCTTATCACTCTTGGATGGGTCTTGAATATCCTTGACTAATATATCATTAATCTCAGCACCATTGGATGGGAAGGGATGTCTTTTTATAAATTCTTCAGGAGTCATTATGCAACCAGTATTTTCTATTAATTAAAAAATACTATATTTATTACATAATTACTATTTATTTTTTAAATGATTCTATAATATCTGGAGGTAATACCCTTTCAAGCGACTGTCTACGTCTTATCCAGTAATCAGAAACATTACGCATCAGAGTTCGAGTATTATAATCGACTTCTTTGTTTTTTATAAATGATATGGCTTGTGTATATTGAGAATTACACAAAAGCCACTCATTCTTCAATTTTTCTAAATTACCATAAAAGCCGTCATAAATAGCTCTGGCATCTGCTGGTAATTTATTGATTATTTGCTTGCTGAATAAATCCATACAAACAAATATATATCAAATTAGCATATTAGACAAAATTAATCACTTTACAGTTGGCTTACCGCATATACGTTCGTATAATTCGTTAATCTCACGCTTAGTTTTATCCGATGCATCCATCATGGCTTGCATAGTTGGATACCCTGTGATTCTCCTAACCATATCATCATCACTTTCTCTCTCACATGTGGTATCTTCACATTCCTCCACAATGCTTATTGCAGAGTATCCATTAAACCAGCTTCCGCTGTAACATAAGGATATTTCCCCTTCTTTTCGGAATGTCACTGAGAAGTCATGCTCCCATCCATTAGACTCTATTGGGTCGTTGGTGTATCCCTGTTTCTCCAATAGATCAAACAGATCACTAGGCGTAACACCGTCTAGACTCACCTCATCTGTATCCTGACCTTTCAGAAGAAGTAACACACTATCAATTATTTTTTTACGCATAAATATACCCGTTACAATTAAGTAATATATGAAAGCATTTCGATATTAAATTTATCGAGTCTAAGTGATTTGTCAGTCACATACCGCATAATATTCTGATCGGCAAAAAGACCAACCATATACTTTCCATCATCACGAGTGGAGAAGTATAAATTAAAGCCAAGGTGTCTCAACGATGATGTTAACTTTGTATACCCATCTTCATCAATCTTGTTGTCAATTAATTTATAAGATAGCATCAAATCATCACAACAATAGGTAGAATACCCGAAGAAGCCTTCGAAAATTTTCTTTGCAATATAATAGTTCGTGGGGAGCGTATCATTCACTCTCACCACCAATAGTTCCTTTTTGTAATATACTGCTTTTACGCCTTTTACATTACTACGAACCCATTTAATGCCCTTGATCCACTTAATAATATTCATTTATTCCTCTGTTTTTGTTAATATAGTAATATATCAGGTGTTTGTCAATGATGCACATAGCAAAATATTAGAAAGATGCTCGGCTTGTTCCTTATTACATGAACTCAAATCAATGTCAATGTATACTTCTGGTGATTTACCGTCAATATTCGCAAGAAACGCAATAATCTTTTCACGTTCCATTGAGGTATAGTCATTCAGACAAAAAGTAATCTTCTTGTCTTTTTCTTGATTCACATTATTATCGATGCCAAGTGTAGTTTCAACATCGGACTTCATATTCTGTTGTAATGGAACATCCTTCTTAGTGATTGGATGATTCTTAATAAATTCTTGAAGCTGTACCAAAATGATATTACACTCTGTCGTAGACAGCTTATGATTGATTGGAAATGATGCATAATCATTACCAGCAAAAATAACCACTGATTTGATACATCTTTCGGTGAATGTTGGATACCAGATTTTATCATTTTGTACTGTTAATACACAAATGCTATAATTCTGTGTTATAGATTTAAAGTGTTCAGCAAATGTGCTTGTACACCATTGACGAGCAAAAAAATTGAGATACATAGGGTGTCCTTGGTTGAAGGTCTATGTATCTCAATATAGAAATATTATTTTAGTTTGTCAATTAAAAAATAAAATATTACGAAATTATTCCAAAAGCAGCCTTAACAGAGTCAATTAATGTGGCATTTGAAGAATCTTTCATGCTTTCCAAGAATGCTATGAACTTATCACTATTCTCATTCAAAGCAGCTCTACGAGTATTAGCGGTTCTCTTTTCAAACTTGTTTGACTTGAATCCACCAACTTCCTCTTCATCATCTTCGCCAACTTCTGCATCTTCAAATGGATCTGCATCATTATAGTCAACTTCAGTACCTTCAGCTAATGCACCTCTACGAGTCTTAGCTAATCTCTTAGCGTCCTTATTTGATTTGAACCCACCAACTTCTTCTTCATCTTCGTCTTCTTCAATTTCAGGTTCGTAATCATCTTTATAATCAACTTCAGTACCTTCACCCAACATAGCTTTACCCATGTTCTTTATTCTCTGACCAAATCCAACTTTAGCAGAATCAGTACCATATGTCTTATCGATGCCTAATTTACCTTGCTTGATAGCTGGCTTTAGAACTTCGTTCATCCATTTTTCAACATCAACCGGTGAGTTCATTGCAAACTTAGCAATCTGTGCCATCGCACCACTTGCTCTACCACCAGCCTGTTTAACAACAGAACCTTCACGCTTGAATTTAGCGGCATTAGCAGCCTGTTCTTCTGGTGATAATGGCTTACTACCTGTACTTGGTAAACGTCTGCGTTCAGGTGACTTAATATCAGGTATTGGCATGCCACGTACTGATGCTTCTGTTAATACGAAAGCCTGTTTAACAGCTTCAATTAACGCAACGTTTGAATTATCTTTCAAACTTTCTAGAAATCCAATGAATTTTTCTGTCTTTTTCATAATATGTTATATCCTATAGTTAGGGTTATTACCTTGACTATAGTTTATAAAAAGACACAAAAATAAAAAAAGGTGGCTGTTAACCACCTTTGAAATTACTTAATCATTCGTAGAAACTCATCGGAATCTTCAATTACTTTGATATCGAATCCTTTTGCCTTGAGTTCATCGATCTTTTTTACCTTTGCAGGTCCAGCCGATTCACCCAATAGAACATAATCAACTGTCTTAGTAATGGATGAGGCGATTGATCCACCATTCTCAATAACCATGTCCTTAAAGTCATCACGACCTAACTTATCAAAAGTTCCCGTCATAATAAATGTAAGTCCCTTCAACTTATCATTCTTGACACGAGAAGGCTTTGCATTCAATGCGATTCCATTAGCAATGATCTTGGAAACCAATACTTGATTCTTACCAAACCATTCAACAATGGATTCTGCCAAATCATGACCAACACCATCAATAGTTTCCAGTTCATTCACCGTAGCACTGGAAACTGCGTCAAAGCTCTTAAACTTATCGGCAATTGGTCCAGACATGGTTTGACCCAAATTAGGAATACCAAGTCCAGATAGAAGTTGGTTCAAATAAGCATTCTTTGATTCCTTGATAGCATCAATTGCCTTTTCAGCAGAACGTTGTTTTACACCATCTATTTTAAGCAAATCATCCACAGTAACTGTGTAAAGATCAGCAATGTCATGGATAAGACCAGCGGAAAGCATTGATTCAATGATTGATTCACCAACACCCATAATATTCATGGAAGTCTTGGAAACAAACTTAACAATCTGACGGAATTGCTTTACAGAACATGCTTCATTTGGGCATACCCACGCAACTAGATTATCACCACTGCGATTAGTGTCTTGGCACAGTGTAGAACCACAATGCTTACAGGTAGTAGGACGCAAATACCATTTCTTACCTGCGTGGTTTGGGTCATTATGTAAGGATTCAATACATCCCTTAACATCAAATCCAGCACTCATATCTCGTTCATATTCATCCTTAGTACGACCAGTTTCAACAACTCGCACAATTTCAGGAATGATTTCACCAGCTTTTCGAATTACAACGGTACATCCTTCAAACATACCTAGATATTCAAGCAAATCCCAATTATGTAACGAAGCACGACGAACCTTGGTCATTGCCAATTCAACTTCATTTACAATTGCAACAGGAGTAACAGCACCAGTACGACCATATGAATGTTCAACTTCTTTAGGTACAGTATCCTTTTCTTCTGGTGGAAACTTCAATGCAGTACAGAAGTGAGGAGTCTTTGCAGTCCCACCAAGGCGTTTGTAAGCAGATTTGTCATTGACCTTAATCACAAGACCATCAATGTGATATGGAAGACTGTAACGCTTCTTTTCCATGTATTCAGCACCAGCAACTACCTTATCGGTAGTTGGACATACATAATATTCAGAAATGTTGAATCCAAGTACATCACGCAGATAATTCAAATCCTGCGCATGAGTATCATTTGGGCTACCATCAACAATATTGTAAGCAACGAAATGCAACTTACGATCAGCAACTTCCTGTGGGTCTTTGGACTTCATCGTACCAGAAGCACCATTTCTAGGATTGCTCATAAGATCTTTACCAACACTTTCAAGATATTCATTATACTTCTTGAAATCTTCCTTCAACCATACAACCTCACCACGAATTTCCATTGGATCAGTATGAGGAATTGTCTTGGGAACATTTGGGACTTGTAGAATATTGGCAAATACGCTATCACCAACCTTACCATCACCACGAGTCACAGCTTCAAATAGCTTACCATCGATATAACGGAGAGACATTGCAAGACCATCCATCTTGAATTCCATAGTCTTTTCCGTACATCCCTTACTGTCCTTATCAGAAGACCAATTACGAAGTTCGATAAGACTATTGGAGTTTGCGATAGAAATCATTGGAATATCATGATTTACCTTCTTGAATCCATCGGTGCTGTCCGATGCAACTTTCTGTGAAGGGGAATTTGAGTCAATAATCTCAGGATATTGAAGTTCAATAGCCTTTAGCTTCTTGTATTCTTCATCATATACGAAATCACTTACAATAGGCTTGCTATTGGCATAATGCTTACCCCATTCAGTCAATGTTTTGACCAATTTGACATAAGAATCAATAATATCCAGTGGGATTTCAACATCTTCTTGCATAAAAAACTCCTTTGATTTTGAATAATATAGATAAAAAGTTTGGTTATGTCAATGAAAAAGGCGAAGTTTCCTTCGCCCTTTAGTTTATTTAGATGATCTATAACTCGTAGTGTAGTTTGATAGGGTATCATATGCCCCACGCATACCAGTCGAATTAGAAGCAAATGCAAATGAATTTTCATTTCTAATACCGATCATATCAGCAGCTTGCGCAACGTTGATATTAGCAGCCATGAATACAAATTCCCATGAATACTTTTCAGTTTGATGTTGAATCATATCCTTTATATTCTTTGCATTATATTCTTTAGATGCATTATCCTCACCATCAGTCATGATACAAAATAAAACTTTAGATGGTCTTTCAGATTCATCTGTTTTATGTAAATCAGAACCAATGGTATTCATTGCATATGCAATTGCATCATACATTGCGGTTGATCCACCCACATAATAAGTGGTATTATCAAATAATGGAACATCAGCAATTGGAATTCTTTCATATACATGATTAATAACATGATCAAATAAAATTAGTGAGAATTTTGCTTCTCCTTCTAAGTTTTTTTGATCTTTGATAAATTGGTTCATACCACCAATAACATCATTAGTCATGTTTCCCATTGAACCTGATCGGTCAATAATCGCTATTATTTCTGTTGAATTTTCTTTCATATTTACTCCTTAATTAGCCTACTGGCAATCCACTTAACATACTTCCACTTTCACCGACAAATCCATGCGATGCCCATTTATCGAATTCATCTTGGAATACAAAATACACACGCATTACTGCATCTGGTGCATTCTTCCAAGTTGAAATTCCATATTTATCTTCCGCAAGTTCTTGCTTAATAACTGCACCTGCACCAACCGCAACTTCCTTTACCTTAATCTCATCATTGCTATATAAGGTTATACCACGTTGTTTTTCTTCATAACTATCTTCCAAACAATTAGACAAAAAATTATCTGGCGCAACTGAATTAGTTAATGAAGTCACATTCGAACCATTTGAATTATCTATCGCACAACAATAAAAAGTTTCTGTTACAGGTGTCCATTTAGTAGTTAATGATTTCTTTTTTGGTTGTGAACTAAATCCTCTCCCAGCTACGCCTTGCACACCAGGCGCACCAGCAATACCTTGCACACCTTTAGAATATAGACCTGCTATACCAGCAAATGCAATGCCTGAGTTAATGTCATTTGGTTGATTCAATTTACCTTTAACAACATTGGTTTTATAAAAACTTTCATTTACTGTTCTAAATGTACCAGTAGTTTTATCATATATAACTGACATATGTTTTTCTACTGGTGTATAGAAAGCAAATCCAAATGCAGGTACGGTATTTTCTGAACCTAGTTTCTGGGATGCAACATCACGCATCATATCTTCGGTAAAGAAGAATTGACGTACAGTTCCATCAGCATCTCTAAATCCATCCCACCATAAGTAGTTAGGTGCGGTTACATAATTTTGCGAAGCCCACTTATAACCACATTCTGGGCAATAACGATCTTTTTCAAAATCGACTCCATGTACAGGACATTTAGTTTGATAGGATTCAAGTGTGAATCCATCTATCTGCTGACCTGTGATTGGATTACATCCTTTAACAGATGGAAGAACTGCTGTATTTTCTTGGTCATTCAATGTCCAATCAAACCACAATCCTTTATTTGCCTTTACAGGAACAACAACAGAACCTTCAGCATCCATCCAATTATCAGGACGTTTTTTAAACGAACTTACTTTATATGTTGGAAGTGGTTTACCTGGAGGCAATCCAAATTGCTCGGAACCAACTAGACGATCAGCTTCCATTATTCTTGCTTTAAAACCGTTACATTCAATAACATTATTCATATGATCTCCTTAGTATATTTTCTTGCTTGGGTTAAATGGATCGCTTACTTTAGCAGTAGGTGATTCATATACAATTAATTTAGGCAATGAATCAGTGCGATCTTTCTTTTCCCATACAGATACTAATTCAGGATATGTAGCAAATAAGTTATTCAATCCTTTTTCAGCTTCTTGCACTAAGAATATCTCTGCATTCTTGCTTTGCTTTCCTGTTGATTCGTATACCAATCTCATGAATTGACGTTCTTTATTACCAACCTTGGAGAAATTCAATCCACAGTCTGCACAATATCCATCAAACAAAATTGATTGTGGACGCAATGGAGAAACATAGCGTTCTCTATTTTCTGGGTGATATTCTTCAATTCGATATATACGAATTATTTCATTATCTGTTGTTTTGTACACTGCTGGAATTTCTTCTTTTCTTGCTCTCTTTAACATTAGAAGAGTTGCTTCGACATCAATTGTATTTGTCTTAGTTAATACAACAAAACGTCTTCCCTTGGAACGCTTATTCAATTCATATTCCAACTCTTGACTTTCTGATTCCATATATGAATTAAGAACTTCAGTGTCAGACCAATTCGCAATTGGCTTAGTTGAATTCAAAATCTTTTCCAATGAACTTTCAGACATAATACCTGATTTCTGTTCGGTTGGTTGATTTATTGTATCTCTCTTTAAAATCTTAACTGCTGTAACCAAAGCTACTTCAGTTTTAGAAATAAATAAACGAGTCGATAGAGATTCCAATATTTCGGATTCTGTTGCGTTATTTAATATTATTTCGATTAGTTCATCTGATGGATCACCCTTAACGGTGAATGCGATTTTTAATTCAGATGCTGTGATGCCTAATATGGCAGATGCTTGGTCAATACGACCTGATATAGTATTATTCATACTGAGTCCTTTGTATCTTATTGATACGATTATGTTATGTACAAATCCTCTGTACTGAGAGCTTGCGTTTTATTCCCTGCAAGTCTTTCGGGATATTATAAATATAGTTTTTTATTAGTTATTTACTAAATTATTTTTCATATTTTATTTTTGAATTACATGAGTGTTCTTGTGCATATCTAAGCACCTCACAAAAATCCAACATTTGTTGATGACGCACTTTCTTCTCGATCTCATATTGTTCTTCGGTAATGCCCATTATTTCTAGCATTCTCTTTTTGTTATTTTTAAGTTCATCTTCACTTAATTGCATCAATCATTCCATTTTTAATTATTTCTTTATTCATCCAATGATCGGTGTCATCATTCACATGACCTTTACGCACAAATTTAGCTATGTATTGAGCAAATTGCTCATCATCGTGTTTAGAATCAGAAAAATCAACGGTAAACGAATCAGCTATGCGTATTACATAACCTTCTTGACGTTCTAAATCCATGTTAGCCACAAGTGTTTTTAATATTTTTTCATCAAAAATACCACGATACAGAACAGGAACTGCTGTAATTCCTAATTCATCGAACCACCTCATAGTTTCATCCCATGATTTGCATTCATTTCCTTCCCATAATGAAAACCCCATAAAATATGATGGTAATGCATCATATCCAATAGAATGCCTAGCATATAGATTTTCACCACATACTCTCCAACCATAAGGAAGTTTAAAATATCGTTCAGACCAAAATTTCTTTAACCAATTGCGAGATGGATGATTATTAGAATCCAAAGAACGAGCATGTGTATATCCATCAAAATAAGCCGATGAATTTTCACCATCTTTTTTCTCGGAACAAACTATCTCTTTACCAATAAACTGATCGATTGACTTCAATATCTTATCATCACGTGATGCCCCTTGGCTCCACGGTAAATGCGATGTTTTAGGATATTTTACTACATAGTTATTCATAATTACCAAATATAACAATTTTTTACTATATTTCCAATATGCGCATACGAAATTTACCAAAAACCGATTGGGATATATCCCTGTATAACACCGACTACTATGGTTATGGTGATGTCGATGTGTTTACATCAAAAGAAAAAAACATTGGGGAACGAGTCATTTGCCTGTTTAGAAAAAAAGACCTTGAATATTATACAAATGATTCATGCACAAAAACAGTATTCGCTATCCTATGTAATAGCTGTGGGGTAAAATCGGGGATAAATGAACTTCGGGGATTGGTAGCAGGTCAAATAGTTCCAATTCAATTTAATGGTGAGTATAGTCCTCAAATTCCTCTAATTTGGATACAAAAACGTTTCTGGGAAATGTAAGATTCATTATTCCATTGACAATTCGGCTGTTTTTTCTATATTAGTCTCATAAACCTATAACCTGTGAGATTACAATGACAGAAAATACATATACGTTGGATAAAGTTGCATTCAAGGCAATGGACAAAGCCGAAAAATACAACGAGGTGGCTAACTATATTACTCGATTTGGTAAACTACCATCTACAAATGGTAAACCCGATGATGAACGTACCCTTGGTCAATTTTGGACTAATGCAAAGGCAGCTTCTAAGCGTGAAGATGCTAAACAATGGGAACTTGATCGCATTGCCGAGATTATGAACAGCCTTCCCAATAAGAATAGTCGCATGGAAAAGATCAAGACCATCATCAAATTCTGCAACACCCATAGTAAAACACCAAGTCAATCTAGTTCAGATGACACTGAACGCAAGTTATCTCAAAGTCTGAATGCACTCAAGATTTTAGCAAAAAATGGAAATCTGTCTCTAGCAGAAGCTGAATTGTTTGCAACAATCCACAACTTCCGCAGTAATTATCAGAAGGCTCGTTCCGAAAAACTCAAGGAAATTCTGGAATTCTGTAATGAGCACGAGCACACTCCACGCCAACATGTTAAAGATGATGAAACCGAAAAGCGCATGGCTGAACTTCTTTCAACCACAAAGGCACTTCTTGCAAAAGATAAGCTGGATGCTGAATGCACTGCACTATTGAAGCAAATTTTGGATTTTGCTCCTATGAGTCGTATGGAAAAATTGAAGCAACTTCAAGAATTTGTTGCTGTAAATAAGTATGCACCAAAGGTCAATTCCAACAATAGCAATGAACGTCAGTTATCAGCTTTCCTTACCAAAATGAAGGCGTTCATGAAGTCTGATAAATTGACTCAGGATGAAATCACACTCCTTAATACCATTCTTACGATGGCAAACGTAAAGAGTCGGATGGACAAGTTGAATGATTTGTATACGTACACTCAATCAATCGGTCATTATCCTAAGTTGAATACCGATGATGAAGAGGAACGTAAATTTGCAATGTTCTTTACGAATATCAAGCAATGCAGACGTGCAGGTAAACTAACTGATGCTGAATCTGCTGTACTAACTCTGGTAGAAGAGTACACAACAGAACCTGTTTAGCATAAAATACTTAAATTTTAATAAAAAAGCCCCTTTTGGGGCTTTTTTTTATTTACAAACACCTCCAAAATTTCTATTTTATTAGAGAGATACTAACGATAAATCAAGGTGACTATTATGGCTAAAATATTTTTGTTTGATCAATGGAATTCAGTGTTAAAATCATGTCCTACAGCAGATTACAATGCTGGGAAATCTGTATATGATCAACTGGTAGCTATTTATACAGGTGATGATAGGCATCATCATGGTATTAAGCATATCATGCACTATATAACACGATTGAGGGATTTATTCGGTGTGTATCAATTTGATGCTATTGAATTAAATAAATGTATAATGGGTGCGTTTTTCCATGACGTTGAGTATAATGTAAAGAAACCCACTGATACCACAACTATTATTAGTGATGAACAACTAAGTGCTATGTATGCAAGTAATGCGTTGAAGCAAATCGGATTTGATGAAGATTTTATAACCGATGTCAGTAATTTAATTCTATTAACTGAATCGCATAAGCCAAATGAGTCGCTTTCTATTGATCCGTTACTTCAAACCATATTCATTGACGCTGATATGGCAATTCTCGGAGAAGAACCATTTTTATATGTCCAATACAGTGATGCAATTAAAGAAGAATACAAAAATATAGAGCCTGAAGCATTTATCTTAGGTCGAAAGAATTTTTTAACCAAACTTGGCAAACATAAAACTATATTTTTAACTGAATACATGAATGAACTATACAACGATCAAGCCCATTCTAATATTGAAAGTGAAATAAAGGATTTGAATCGATTGTATGTTGAATTATTAACAGCACCAGAAGAGGTTTAATATGAATAAGAAATTCCCAATTAATTACGGTAAAGATGAACTTGAATTTATTTTTAACATGTGTGCAATGAGTCCATACATTAAGAATAATTCTGATTATAAAAAGAAAGCATCTGAAACTCGAATTGTTTTATCCGATACTACACTTGTGAATGCGTTTGCATCTGGATCGAATGGATCATTCAAAATTCAGATGAATTCTGGCTTGTGTAATATCTATGTATTTATTGGATTGGCACTTGCTAAATACAGAGTCGATAATAATATTAATGACTTGATTCAAGCATGTAGATGGGCAGGTGAACGCACCAATAAAAACCAATATCATTTCAGCAAAGAAATGATAGCTGAAGGTATCGCTGAATTTAATTATTCAGAAAGTGATCCATTCATGCATGATGCTGGTTCATATTTCACAGGGCTTGCGTTAAGCGTTTGTGGGCATGAATTAGGGCATATTTGTTGCGGTCATACTCTGAACCAATCTGTTAGCGATCAGACCTCCAGAAACGACGAAAGAACCGCTGATTTGTTTGCACAGTCAATCATCGCAACAACTCCATTCGGTAGCTATCTAATTCTGTCATCTATGTTTGTCGAAATCGTATTTGCATGGATGAGTCCAAATGAAGCCGATTCCCCTGCTACAACACATCCGTATAGCCGTGAACGTGCATATAACATATTAACAAGTCATGAAGAATATCTTCAATCTATAGGAATCAATAAGTCAAATATTGATGACTTTCTACCTTGAGAGGCATAAATGAACATAGGAATTGACATACATGGAGTTCTTGATAAACATAGATTTTTTAAAACTATGGGTAAAGTAATGAGAGAGGGTGGTTCTCATATTCATATCATAACAGGAACCACAACTGAATCAGCACTGAAAGACCTTGCCTTGCTTGGTATGAAGAAAGATATTCACTATGATTATCTTTTTTCGATTACTGATTATTTGATTGCGAAAGGCATTACAGTTGAATGGAAGGATGGAAACAATCCATTATTTCCATATGAAGAATGGGATAAAGCAAAAGCTGAATATTGTGCTAGAAACAACATTGATATTCACTTCGATGATACAGTAAGATATGGAGAGTATTTCACTACTCCATTTGCTCTGGTTCGCTAAATTTTATTCTATTCATTATATGTTCGGGAAGTATAGGTAACATTGATTCAACGTCTGCTTTCACTTCCTGAACATAATAACAATCTAATACATCTTTACCACTTAATTTAGGAGCCGTGGATTCATCTAATCCTGGCTTTTTTATTTGTTCCTTTGGTATATCTATAATCGAAGTGTAACCACTTTCTGGTTCTGCGTCTTCAACCATTATTAATAAACCTTCGGAATCAAATGTAATTGCTTCTTTTAGTGTAGCGTATGAGAAAAAATTAGGTGGCATATTTTTAGTTTATAAAAAAAGCCTACGTAAGTAGGCTTTTATTTATTTTTCGGTTAATACTACACCATTCGGTAATATTGCTTTTCGACTTTCTCCAACCATTTTAATTGGAACTTCTTGAATTACAAAATCATCACCATGAACAAAAACCAATCCAAATCCTAATACATGATTTGTTGGTTGACCACCATGCCAACCCATTTCAGTCTTTGCAAGTGAACCAAATGACCATGCTGATACAGATTCACTAGTAATTGGATTTCTATTTGTGTAATGCTGTGATCTATGTGTATGAGCATGCACAATTGAATAACCACCAGATATCATTTCCAAATGCACTTTAGCTGAGTTCTTAGAGATAGACCAGCCATGAATACATAATAGTTTTGGAGTTAATTGTAACACACCCTCAGTAACGCTTTCATTTCCATATGGAAGTACATGAACACCCAACTCTTCGTATACATCGGTAGGTAATAGTTCATTATAGATATGTATTGCAAGATCATTACCAAAACCAGCACCCTTCATAATATCTTTCGCAATCTTTTTGTTTAATCTATTTTCATGATTACCCAATAAAGAATAGAAATTTGCATTTGGACATGACTTCATTGCTGGCTTCCAGAAATCTTCAATCGCCCATTCAATTTCTTCTGCATATTCAGGAACACGTTCAAATACGGAAGATGATGGATGTGATGACATACTACCACATTCAAGTAAATCACCCATCTGAACAACTTTAGTTACGTTATATGCCTTATTTAATATCGGCAATGCTTTCATACATAAATCAAATGCTTTCTTATCTCGCATATATGAATGTACATCTGGTATCAATATAAAACATTGGTCATGTTCATCTGATTTACGTTTACTTACCTTTTCTTGAGGTAAAGGTTTTATTGCCTTTTCTTCTCTAAATTTTTCAGTTTTAGCCTTGTCACTAGCTTTAAAGGCTTTCCGTTCCATATGTTTTTCAAGTAATTTTTTTACTCCGCTTGCCATACTATTCCTCGTTGTTAATTTAACCATAACTGAACAGGAGTAGTATCCCAATCAGTATTAAATTGATTTACATATACATAACCATTATTTTTCAGCCCATTAATAGTATCTTTATCGGACACATCAGGAACAACAAACATAGCAGGGGCAACTGTTTCTAATAATCTACGCAATTCACCAGCGATGCCCATTTGTTTATACTCATCAATAACAGTAAAAAATTCTTGTTGTATTCTATTTTCTAGATTGGTTGCCGCTTTCAATGAATAAAAATCTAATGGTGTTATACCCATATAATTTTCAACCGTAGGATCAACTATTGTAGCAACTCCTACTGGTATATTTTGTTCGGTTACATACGCAACAGCTAATGATGCTAACAATTTATCTATTGTATTCGGACCTTTGGTTGTGGTAGTGTCCGTCTCTGGTGTATCTAAGTTGTTTTTCTTATCAATTATATCAGACAATTGATATAATACATCATCGGGTAAATCTGATGGATTTACAATCGTTGATTCAAATCTATTAGAATCAAATGGATGTGACTGTTTCTGTCCCTCTTCCTTTACATTATATTCTACACTTTCATTAAACGATTTTAAATCACCTAGTGTTAAAAAATCATGTATTTTTGTTGTTTTCATTAACTTAATTTCCAGCTATATTTAAGCAATGTTTATATTTACATTGTTGTTTAACTAAATATAACATAAATTGTTACATTATATATAATTTTTTTGTGTTATTTTTGTACACATGGTGTTCCACATTTAAACAGACACTATTTTACCCCCGAAATACATACAAAATTACATGATATTTATTTGGCACGTATATTGCTCTTATATAATTCAGAAAACGTGATATGTACGTTTTCTAATTAACACAAATACAAGGAGAAAAAATGCGTGTACTATCTATGACAAATCTATTAGACGAATTGGTATCTGAATCATTTGGCTACGTCCAACCAAACAATGATTATATTGTTGAGAAGGATGATTCATTTGAAATTGAAATCGATATACCAGGTGTTACTAAAGAAGACATCGAACTTAGTGTCGAGGATGATTATCTAACAATTATAGCAGATAGAAAGCCTAGTGCTTCTACTGGTAAAGTTATTAAATCATCTAAGAGTAAAGGATATCTCAATTCATATAAGTTAGGTGCTGGAGTCAGTCAAACAGAGATCAAAGCTAAATATGAAAATGGAGTTCTTAAAGTTATTGTTGGTAAAAAACAGAAACCTAAAGAAAACAAAATAGTAGTTGAATAAAAAAAAGCCCATGTAACAATGGGCTTTTTTGTTAGATTAATTTATACCATATAAATCCACAAGTCAGTAAAATAGAACCAAAAAATATAATTAAGAAAATAAAAAGCGATCCCCACCATACTAATTTTCGTATATTAAATTCATCTAACATCTCATTATATATACCAAAAAATGTAGCAATTATCATTAATTCATTAAGGATTGCCAATAATGCCAATTGTAGAATATTGTAATAATTCTGTCCGTAGTCTCTATAAATCTTTTTTATCATTGTATTAACCTATTTTATTTATATCCATTAACATATCAAAACTCAAATTTTCCATGTATTCTATAGCATTGGGATTTTTGTTCACGATACCAATTCTTAGTTTATCAATAATAGCCATAGCATTTGAAGTTTCTTCATTGTTCCATGTATTATTAGAAAAATCTATTCTTGATTCATACTCATCTAACTCCGATAAATCTAACGATCCTAATATAATACAATCCAATAAATACGACAACCACATTTTTCGGAATAAGTTCTTTTCAGGTAATCTTAAATCGGATACAATGCCTATTTCTTCTGCTACTAACTGACTCATCAACTTTTTATTTTTTAGTATTTCTATTACTAACAAATAATATTTTCTATACTCATAATCATTAATTAAATCATTGTTATAAGAACCATATATAGATATCATATCATCTTTAGGTATAAACCCGATATAATATAACTCACGGATAGCTAAGTTCCAAAATTTATCGGTCATTATTCACCTAATCTATACAACTTAATTATTTTACCAGCTCCAGAATTTACATCGGCTCCTATGATTGCTAAGTTTTCTTCACCATCTAGGAATAAACATGCTTTATCATCAATATAAATATCAGCATAAATTTTTCTGCTTAGTTTAATACCTGGATATTTAGATTCATTCAAGTTCTCATTAATTGCATCAAACTCTAATCCAAACTGACGACACCATTCAACAGCATCATCCAAATCATGATCATTATTAAATCCCATATCAGGAATACTAGAATTTGATCTGCATGTCCATAATATTAATTTATGTCCATCATTCCGCAATTCCTTTAGCATATTAATTAACCACATTCTAGGAGTGCCAATATCAGGATAATTATTTCCAACACACCGTGCCATCAAAATCAACTGCAATTATCAATTTCTTCATTTTTAGATCCCTAACAATATATCTTTATATAAAAGATACTATATTTGCGAGGTAATTGTGTTAAGTATTGAAAATATATTAGATAAATATGATAACGTATATGTATGGGAAGATGGCGTAACACTAGATGTATGTCATGAAAATACATCATTTCTTGAGATACTTAAACATAGCAAATGCCTTGTATGTGATTCCAGTTTAATAACTGGAAATGAATCTTTTATATCACATATATCAGATACGGTAAAAGGTGCTAAGATTAGATGTAAAGAATGTAATCAAAAATATTTTTTACATATTTTCGTGTCTATGAGTAGCGTTAGTCCAAATTAGTTAAGAAATCAAGCGTTAGTGGATCGTTCTCTAACATTGCACTAAATAATTCAACTTGATCAGCTAAATATAGTATAAAACTTTCACCGCTATATTTATTTGCTGGTCTATCATGCTCTATATGTTTTATACCACTTTTCATATCTGGTAATAATACAACCTTGACACCGCTTAAATATGACTGAATACCAATAAATCCATCTTCACCACCCCAAGTACCTAAAAAATTACTGTGGAATACTTCATCGATTCCATAATATTTTTTATTTATATACTTGAGTAATTTTATAGCCTTCAAATTAAATCCTATATTACAACTCCACGTAATTGCAGATGTTTTAAATAGGTCAATTGTAGAAATTATTTGTGGGGTGTTTCCTTTAAATAATCCATATCTAGCTAAATTATTAACCACTTCTCTTTGATCTTTATAACCATGCTTTGATTCACGCCTTCTACCAATGGATACCATTGGGTAATTGGTGGAATGAGCTTCCATATGTGATTTAATTAAATCCTCTTGAGGAACACAATCACCATCTATGCATACAAATGAATCACACCCATCATTAATAGCATCATTTATAGCTATATTTCGTCGATGCCCTGTTAAAAATAAACTTTGTAATGGTGTTATGTTTGGTCTACCTACGAATTCGGGTATTTCTTGTACATTATATACTTTATAGGTATTTTTTAACCCATTTTTAGTACATTGCTTCTTTACCTGTTGATATTCCAACGCTAATGGTCGATCCATCATAACATATACAATATAGGGATTAATGGTTAGATTTTCAATCGCAACCATCATTTTTTCCCAATATTGTGCTTGTTTATGTAGTGGTATAATTAGAGCAACTTTCATACCCTAAATATACATTATTACCCAAACATATTAGCAAAGGTTTCTGATATCTTTGTAACCGATACTTGAGTCGATACTGATAATCTAGGTCCCATTGCAGGTGTCCATAATTTTGCGGTTAGCATAGCACTATTACCAGGATCACCACCGTTACCTAATTGAACAATTCGACTACCCTCACTTATTACAGATACTATACTTAATCTTTCCCAATTACCGTCACTAGTAGTAATCTCACCTGTCCAATCATTATCAACGCTACTCCAATACTTTCTACCTTTCATTAATATACAAGCAGAATTAGATATCTGTTCAGATGTAGGTAAATCTATAGTAGATGGCCATATAACCATTACATTACCAGAACCAATAGAATAATAATACTGCACATCTTCAGGTAGTGCATAATTTGCTTTCTGTTGAATATCTGATACTAGTAATGTTAAATAACCACTAGATTCCGCATTCGCTCTCTTATATAATCCACTTATTTTTGGAGTATCTATATTTGTTCCACTAAGTCCATCTATTACCATCCATCCATATAAATCAGAATATACAGTAACTAGTGGAGTATAACTACCTCCATTTACAGAATATTCAATTATATAATCACTAGGAGTTGGATTGGCTTTAATATTTATTGTTGTACTGCATGACATAGTTAAATCAGGTGTATTAGCACTCTTTGAACCACCCCATCCAATATCAAATGAATTAAATACAATTTGATATCTATAACCATTTTCTATTAGAATACCATCAGTTGAATTTCGTAAATTTCCTGATATATCACTTAAATTTTCTGGAACACTTGAATCAGATGATTTTCTCCAAAAAATATCGTAATCATAACCAGTAATTGTCATACCAACATCAATACCTGTACCTGCTATGGCTGTGTCATCCAAATTAAGCGAAATATAATGATCACCCATCGACATATACATTAATGAAGATCCGTGTAATGTGTATACAGTTGATGATAATAACGTATTTGGTGAGTTATATGAACCCCACTTAACTTTAGCAATATTACCACTTGTAACATAATCAACCACTAATACATCACCTGTATGTGGTGTGTTATCGGTTAATTCAAATGTTCTATCAACTAATGTAAGCGAGTTCGTAATTAACGCATTCGATCTGAATTGTACTGTGTGATGATCACATGCAATAACAGCAACATTAGTGCAATTAGTTATATAATTAGCATCACCAAGTATTATACCACAATTGGTTGCGCATATAATTTTATTATCATATCCACCAATAATATTACATTGACTAGTAGAAGCAATATAATTACGATTACCACCAATAATAATTGCATCAGTTACGCCACTCACATAATGATCAATACCTCCCATTATGACAGTATTACTAAAGGAATTCATTGAAGCATCGGTAGTTGCTATTAAAGCACCTCTAGAACCCGACTGAACGATTCCATTATATGCAGATAATATAGAAATTGTGTTTCCGTAATATGCATTACTATTCACTGATCCAGCTATAAAACTAGTATCTATATTATTATAAGTATAATAAGTACTTATGGTTAGTCCTGTTAATGCATTAGGTGTTAAATTAGTAATTATAGTATCAGTACCATATAACTTTAATTTAACTGTGTTAGTATATATCTGTCCAGACACTGATACTACTGTATATCTATTTAATGAATTACCAATAACAATATACCCAACAGCCGTTGAAGTATCTATAGTGGTTGCACATACAACCGTATCATTTGTATTAGATATAATAGAAGTAGATGTATTAGTTGTATTTATTACTTTTATAGTAATTGCATCTGTATTACTTGTATTAAAATTCACCTGTGTACTATTTTTATCAACAAAATATAAAAACTTATTAGGTACATCGATATCATATATTCTATATTCTTCTGTATATGAAGTAAATTCAGCACCTGTTAATTTTACTAATTGACCAATCTTAAAGTCAGTTATATCACTAACACCTAATCTAATAGTTGTTTTTGATATACTATCAACGCTATTAGGTAATATATAGTATCCAAGCGATGAATCTACACTAGCCGATATTGAAGCATTTTCACTATGCCATATATATGAGTTAGTTGAACTTTCAATTGAAACTGCTGTGCTATTATATATAGTTAAATTTTTTGTTGTGTATGTTGATGCTATTATATTTGCGAATGTTGATTTACCAATTGAGCTATTCGTAGATATTGATACTAACGCATCTGTGCTGTCGCCTATTTCTATGTAGGATGATAAATTTATTCCACTGTATTTACCACCATATATATAGGAAGTTGCACTATTATTAATAGCAGAAAAATTACCATCTTCTATATATCCATATACAGAACCAAATACAAATGATCCATATGAGTCAGTAACATTTTTATAAATATAATTATCATGACCACCAATTATACCACTTTCAATAGAATTATATACTGCGTTTTCCTTACCTGCTAATATGAATACAAGTAATGCATCAGTTCCTATTATATTTGAATAACCACCATATATAGACGAATTATATGCATCGTATATATAGTTATTATAACCATTTAGTATATTAGAATGTGCAGATGATGACATACGAGAGCTATATCCACCCATAATAACACCATAATTAGATGTATCTAATGTATGATCGCCACCTAATACAATTGCATATATACTATCATCAACGACCGATGATAAAACAGTTCCATCATCTGATGATACAATGGAACCAATTCCTTCAGTATCTCGTATATGTTTTAAATAACATACTTTAGTTAATTGTTCATCTAATTGCTCAAATGCAAGTTGTGCTGTTGCTCCATCATCTATATAATGGTAGTCTTTATCTTCTAAATTTATCCAATGAGTTCCTGATACATTAGCATCAGTATTACCTAACAATTCCAGCGTTGGAATTGATCTTCGTATTCTATTAGTTCCACCATCTAATGTAGTATCATATTCAAACGTAACTATATAATTAGTTTTTTCATATGTATCAATAACAGCATCAGTAACTGGTGTTGTATTTATGATAAGTTCTCTATCAAGGTTTCTACTTAAATCGGTAATGTCCGATTCACTTAATGGCGCAAGTAGATGTATTCCAGCTAATTTTTTTCTCATAATTCAAGTCCAATCTATTACAGATAGTTTATAAAAAACAAAAATCCCCCATATGGGGGATTTTTTTTAATCAGCATCGAATTCGTAGTATTTATCTCTACCAGAATTTGAATCATTTCTGATCTTACCATCTGATATTAACCAACCTGCATTCAACCAATCCGTATTCATATCTTCATGCCAAGGAATATAGAATTGCGGATCTCTTGGATTTGGATATGTAAATATGTTATTAAGTACAGGATCTGCCATTACTCCACCTGTTCTTGCTTCGCCTGTAGGAATGTCAGTTCCTTCCATAGCACAAACAGCAGGTCGCATATGCCAGTATACCTTCCACATATGAGGCTGATACATAAATAAGTCATTATTAGCATAGAATTCACCACCAAATACATTATTTGGAACTACAAAGTTAATACCTACAGGTGATTCCTTATTAGGTTCTAGTAATCTAGTGAATCTATATATATCAGCACCTTGTACATCCTGTGTATAATCCATTTCCTCTACTAGATTGCCAGTGGAATCATATGGTAATTCTTCGCCTAAGAATGGATAACAGAAACGATTTAGTTCCATTGCTGGCATTTCCCAATATCCAATATTACTTAATTGTTTAAATGCGCTATAAGACTCAGTACATATAGTATTCTTCCATAAGTAATCTAATACTATATTACCATTAGAATCAATTGGATAAGTTCCATTTTCTATAGTATTTACAGTGCCTTCGCTAGTTGTATATTCAATTGGTACATAATCTTCAGTATACATTCCTGTTCTACCTGCAAATACCATTGATTTTTCTTTTTGTTCTAGTGCCACTGAACCAAATGTAGGCGTTAGATATGATGTAGGAGCCTGTCTATAATCAAAAGGCAACCATCTACCTAACAATTCAGAAAATACGAATGACATCTTAATACGAGTGTAATTAAACTGCATTTTATTCAAATAGAATTCACGATCAGCTAAATAATTCATACCACTAACTGTTATAGCACTCTTTATTGTAGATGATATAGGCATTGTATTTGGATTTCCACTTTCAAAATACCACCATGATGGGTTTGGATCTTTTACAATCATATCTTCATGATTAGCTGTTATGTCACCAAACCATTCATCTACCTGACTCGATTGGATATTTATAGCTATTGATTGTGCATCAAAATAACCATTATCTCTACCTGGGCATAATAGTAAATCAATATCATCTGTTGTAAATCCATTTGCATTAGGAATTTTCAATTGTGTTGTATATTCACATACTAATGAATTATCAACAGTATTGTAAACTTTCAACATGAATGTATTTGTTGCCTTTCGTGCAAAAATAGCTCTATAAGTAATTCCTTGTGTATATGTAGCAATTCGAATATTGTCATATTCGTCCGTATGTCTAAATAATCTCTCATATGTGTTAGTCATATCATAGTCATACATTATAGGACTATCATTTTTTCTAACAATAGCATAAATTCCATTTGCACCGCTACCATCTATTGGATTATTTTCAAATATCAATCCAAAATAAGATAATTCTCTTGCTGTAAAATAATTTACCATTGTTGGATCTGCTCTATGAGAACAGAAGTATAATGATTGGTCATCCTGTGGATTTATAAATGATTCTACAATAAATGTATCAGTAACCCCTGTGGTATAACGATAGAAAGGATTCTGACTGGAACTGTATAATTTACCATCGCTTACATAACCAGTACCAACAGGTGTCCATAATTGACCTGATTGTGTTTCCCACCCATCTAATGTAGACCAATTACATAACACAAGAGTTGACTCCCCGTTATTATCTGTAATGATTCCATTTTCTATAAGGGTATACATGCTAGTTTCATCAATCAATCCAGTCTCAGTACCAGGAACATCTTCAGGTATTTCGCTCTGGAATAATAGGAAATTATCATCCATATACATTCCATTATCATCAGATGGAGCCTCTGAATATTCATTTAAATAATCACGTAGTGAATAACGATATATTCTTTCCGAATCTATTTCTGTTGTTACTTCTGGCTTGCTTAAATCAGTTGAATAACCAATACTTTCTACGTTACCTGCAACCATAATCTTATTATCATTATAAAATCTAAATGGCAATTTATTAGAATAACCAGCAACATAATTTCGAATAAATTCTTCGTTTGCTGTCTGTGTTTCTCTGCTATTTATAGAAGCAAACGCATCTTCATATCCTGTAGATATAAATCTAGTGGCAATCGGATTACTCTTTAAGCATTCAGCTAAAGTAGAGTTAATATTTGCATATACCCCACCTGCTGATATTGAACCATAATCAGTTATGTCAGTAATGTTTTCATTTACTGGTGTTGCATAATCAGTTGAGAATACCTTTGCAAATGGTATCCAGTTTGCTCCGTGGAATTTCACAGTATCTTCAACAGTTGCACCATACTTATCAATATAGTATGCATTTTGCATCTGGCGTTGTGTTGCACTTGGTATCTGTATGAAAGAATCCCAAAAACGTCTTTTCACATCTGTTTTATCAACATAACTAGCAGTATCTTCAATAAATTGAATGAATTTATTAGTTGAAGGGTATCCAAATGCAAATGATGGATACATAGTTGGAATTAAATTACCTACTACATATCTAGGATCAGCATTATTTTTATATTTGTCAGCATCGAAGTAATCTTCCATATGCAAATCAAGACTACTTGGCATATCATGGTATACATCAGTCATATTAAGATTTGTTTCATTGCTTGCATTATATATGAAACTTGGCACATATATTTCTTTAGTGTCCCATCTACTTTCAGCATATACACCTGAAGTTGTCGAATAAGGGAGAACAGTAGAATCAAATACTAAAAATTCATAATCAGTATCGGAATCAAAAAATGATGTTGGTACATATGAGTTGCCGTGATTTTCAGGCAATGATGCTACATATGATAATATGTTAGTCAATTGACTTCCATCAACAGAGCCATTTTCAAGTATAAATGGCGTATCATCTTCAGCTAATATAAATCCACCTAATTCATTTAATAGATATAAGTACTCATCTACTGGCTTTACAGTATTTACAGTTATTTTTGATGTTATAAAATCTTTTATCAAATCAATATATGCTACATTTGCTTGATATGTAAATGACCCAACTGTACTAATATCATCAGTTGCCATTAATGTGCCTATTGTTTCAGGAAGTCTGATTTTAATGAGCGCATTTAATTGCTGTTGTGTAAATGATGGGGATAGACTAGATACATATGATAATGGATTTGCATATACACTAAACAAGCCATTACTACCACTCTTAAATAGGGTATTAAATTCATTAAATATGGCTTTATTTCTCTTATATGTAACATTCGCAAAGCTACCAGTGGTTTCAGAGCCACCGCCAGCATTTACATTGAGCATGCTCCACTGTAACATTCTTAATTGAGGATCATTATCAATTCTCCACTGGAATGTACTTGTTGATGTTGGATATACGGTAGCTAATAGAACTCTTTTATCAACTTGTATAGCACCTGTAGAATCGGCATATGAAGTACCTACAATATTATCAGCAGTAAATGCTTGATGATATATGTTATCGGTTGATGCATATTCAGCTTCTGGCATAGCACCAAACAATGCAGTGTTATATCTTTCGGTTAATCCATATACACCAGCAGTTCCATGTACAGCAACTGCCTTTGTTATATAAATATTATCATTAGTTACCGATGAACTATAAGTTTCATCAACATCAAATTCTATTTTAGTTAATGTGAATATAGTTCCCCTAAATTCTTTATTATATTCAGATGCCGAAGATCCATCTATAGTAAATTTAACTGGTTTACACAATGTAATTATCTGTTTACCAGAACCCACGGTGGAAATTGTTATAGCAACATCGGATGATGTACTTAATTTAATACTTCCATTTGTTATAGAAGCAACTTTATATTTTACACCACTTGCTATTTGAGGTGAAGTTGTAGGTAGTGTTCCATCTGTATAAATAGTTAAATACTCACCAACTTCTATATCCTTCCAATTTGGCATATAAATTGAGTCAGCAGAAGCACTAATATTATCAGTGTCAATGCTAATAGTGTGCATACCATGTGGTTCAGTTGTTGTTACTGTTGCGACTGAGCCATTGGATACTATTCCAGATACTGACATCAACTCACAACGTATATCTTGATAACCACCAAATACATACGCTCTTGGTTGTGTTACATAATTTTTATAACCACTCAATGAACCAACTGTATTAAATGGGAATGAATTGGTATGAGGAACGATAGGCAATGAAATATCAATTTCAATTGGTGTACCATCTTTCAAATCCAATGGTGTTGGTAAGTGTATAAATGTTTTCTTTGATCTAATTTTTTCACTCTTGAATATATCATCACTATAATCAATCAACGAATTAGAAGCAAATAATTCGGTTAAGAATATGGTATCAGTAGTTGAAGCAAATGGAACAGGTATTAAATCATTATTATAATTTAAATCACTTAATAATTCAGCAGTGGTTTTTGTTAAGTGTGTAAATGTAACATAATCAATTTCTGCTGAATTTAAGTAAATATTTATTCCGTTTGCACCAGTAGCATCATATGATAAAGTAGTTGCTGTCCACGATCCCTTTGTAGCAATAGAACTAAGTGAACGTTTTTCTCTGGTCTTAATATAATATTTAGTTACGTTTCCAGTAACTGTCTTACGACATAATACTAATCCACTATGTAATGTTATCGAACTTAATTCATCTAATGCTGTTGATACTTCAATATCATTGTATAAATCAAACGCTACACGCTGGATAGTAAATGTACCATGACCTGTACTCAAAGTAGCAACTTCGGAGTTATCTATATTTACTACCTTTATGGTATTTCCTGATGGATAACCAACCGCAATTTTGTACGTTACTGATGAACTCAATCCATTAGGAATACTTACACCCATTGGGAAAATAAATCTAATGTAATCACCCTCGACAAATTCACCCACATCATCCAATTCAATATATGTAGAAGCACCGTAAGATATATTAGAAGCAACAAAATTCTGTGAGTATATACCAACAAAATCAGGCGTATCTAAATTATTTATCAATGATATAGTATGTTTACCAAATACATTATCAGCACTCATATCCAACGTAATATTATTATGGTATGCATTTTCTCTATGATACCAAACAGTGTCGATAGCAACAGGTCTAATATTAGTGTCTGTTGTACTCGATGTACCAGTAGCTGACATTCTCATTCTTTCAACATCAACAGTTAAGTCAACATGACCACCTGTTAATTGAGGCTCAACTTCACCAGCGTCATACTTGCTATTATAAATAAATGGATAATCCTTAACATAAGGGGATTTATCGTTATATCCATCTAATGTTCTACTATGATGATTTGTTAATCCCCATAAAGCAGTGCGTTTATATCTGGATATCAATGTTCTCTGATTATTAACTTCGGTATTATTAAAGGGATCAATAGAACCCCAATTTCTTTCAGTACGCACTACACTATTTGGATTACCTAACCCAAACCCATCTACGATAACTTCTTTATCGCTTATTTTACCAATATTTAATTTACGACCATCCAATAACCATCTAACGAATGCACCTTGATCTTTAAGATCACGATTTGAACCAGCAAACTTACCAAATTCAATTGGTTGATTCAATTTGCTTCTCAAGAAATCAGCGGTTTCTTTAAGTGAATATCCATTTCTGTAATGTGTAAGTGGATTTCCATTTCTATCACTTAAATTACCATAATAACCAGCAACGTTGTCATTTTCGGTTCCGTTATATTTATAGAAATCACCAAAATAATTCCATGCAGAACCAGAATTTACATAATAAATTCCATTTTCATCAGCATCAGTCTGATTCAATAACAATACCAAATCACCGTTTACTGTCTGGTATGATGCTGTTGCACCACCAGTTATATCAGATGCTTGTATAGAAGGTATTCCATATCTAAATGTGTAAGCATTAACAACATCTATAACAAATGTTCCGTTATATTCTGCTACAGTAGACCCAGTTATAGTAACACTGTTTCCAGAGGCAAATCCGTGTGCTGTGGTGGTTATAACTGATGCGCTATAGTATGAGGTGTCTGTAGTTTGCGATACTATAGAAGCCACGCTAAAGGTAACTAAAGGAGCAACCGCTGATGCTATATTTATGTTTGAGTAAATATTAGCATCTATAATAATAGCTTCTTTTGAAACTAAGTAAAGTACACGCCATACATATTCGGTTATAATATAATAACCATTTGATTTATTATCATCTTGAGATACTAATTCAATTACTGTATTATCAATCAATTGATATGTAGATTTAATAGATCCAGTTGCTGTAAAGGATGAAGGTACTGCACCCAATGCATATGTGAATGTATAATCATCCACCACTGTTATAGCAAATGAGCCATTATAATCTACTTCGTTAGCACCACTGACTGCAATTGTAGCACCATTAGCATAACCATGCTTATATTTTGATATAGCAGTTACAGTACCTGTATTATAAGTTAGTGTGTCTATTGATAGCACAATAGAAAGCAACCCATACAACTCTGATATTGGTTTGTGTGATGTATATGCTACTGTAAAACTACCCATTAAATTATTATAAGTGGCAATAAATTCAGGCGTTATTCGTGTTGGTATAACTCCCAATTCCCCACTTACATTGCGTTCTGGGAATCCAATTGGACTAATATTAAAATTACCCGTACCGTCATCAACAATAGCCTCTACAGGTCTAGTAACAAGATACTGAATGGTGTCTTTTACATTTATGGTCGGTTTATTAATTTCAAATGACATTTGATGCACCTTCGCTTGTTATAATAGCCAAATAATACTTACCTGATACAAAATTAGGAATTGTAAATCTAACTTGATTGTATGATTTATATGTCACGTAGTTATTTATATTATGCGCAACAAAATCAGAATCATACATATTCAGTTGGAAATCTACTCCATCCAAATTAGTTCCTGTAATTATCACACCACTATCAGCTACGTTTCCTGACATTGGTGAAACCTGTGTTATATTTGGTATTGCCATAATCTATTTATTTCTTATATAGTAGAGTTTATAACAAAAATAGATTAATTAATAAATAAAAAAAGAGTCATTTCTGACTCTTTTTATTGTTATATCATTCTATTCGTGAACTACACAGAACCTAAAAAATTCTGAGTTTCAAACAACCTCACAGTTATTCTTTCTACGCTAGTTCTATGTTATTTCTAACAGGAAGAATCCTATATCTCGTAGACTTATCTTTCTGGGTGTTCCTATTTTGACCCAGTAGTTTTTATTTTATAACCTAATAACGTTGGTACTTATCCAACTCAGTTATAATACAAATATACATTATTACTCATTCATATAATGCGATTTTTAAATGCATCGTATTCACTATCAGTATTGAATCTATACGGAGTTAGATTCGTATTACTGAATGGATCTTGGAATAGAGGGAAGGCTGCTGTCTCATATCCAATAAATGATGCATTTGGATTAATTCCCATTAATTCATTATTAATATCTGCATTTGATGGGCTTTGTGGGTCAATAAAACCTACTGGTCCAACGAATACATGGTCAGGTAATTGATAATAATCTAAACACATCCATCGTTTTTCAACAGAACTGTATATAAATGTTGCTCTGTAACATACAGGTTTATCAGGAATAGATACATTTTCACCAAACATGTAGAAATTAGTTGTTCTTGCCATTGAAAATTTAGCTATTGGATTTTCACAAATATCATCCAATATACTATCTCTATTCACAACACTATATACATAAATTTGAGATTTATTTACAGTATGATCTCGTGTTATAGATCCATTCAATTGCGCATTCGGCCATATTCTAAAGAAGAATTCATAAGTAAATCCATCTTCTGGATATGCAATGCCATCATCACCAACTTCAATTTCAACTGGTAAATATATACACAATCCTTGATCTAAATCAGGACCATCGTAATTAACAAAATTCAATGTCTTTGCTTTATCCATTCTACTATGATCGAAAATCATAGATGCACTATACACCTGTCTTTTTGTGATAGGCAATGAAGTATCGGTTGGTCCATATACTGATGAATCCCATACAGCTTGTTGATTATCAGGCCACATTAAGTAATTCGATGACGATACAATACCAACATTTTTCTGATATATGGACACAGGTTCAACTGATTTTACAGATACTTGAACATGAATATTAGTTGAGTCTTGGCTACTTATAGAACTTTTATTTTTAAATAGAAATTCAACAGCATCACATGTAGCATACCATCTTCCTAATATTGATTTTGTGATTGTGCCAATTGAATCAATTTTAAATATTAATTTTTCTTCCCAATTTGATGTATCTAAATTAGGGGATAATGTAGACGAAATCACATTTGTAGTACATATATAGAATTTGTTATTATAATATACATAAGCACCATTAGTATAATCAGACCCAGAAATCCAACTATTAGCATACAACTCAAAATTATCAGCATCTAAATTTGGTGTTATAATGGATGCACTCACATCTACCAAACATCTATATATAGATGAATCATGTATAATTAAATCACCACCAAAGTAATCTACTCCATATGCCCAATAAGATAATAATGGTCTAAATATGTTAGCGTAACTTACAGCATCTGTTGATATTGAATCAAATATCATTCTATATATAAGGGTGCCATCAGTAACATAATTACCTGCTTTATACTCATTACCTGATATGTATGTGTATATCGATGGTACATAATATAATGACCAATCAGACGCACCTGACGAAAATACAGTAGTCCTAAATGTAACTATGTCACCTCTATCGGCATCATCTGTTTGTAAGGATGATTCAAACTTATACATTGTTATTACACCACTACCAGAATTTAATACAATTGCATCACCGCTTGCATCATCTGATACAGTTACTATATTACCAGATTTTGATATAATATAATAAAAAATATAACTCTCAATTGCAGATGGTATAGTTCCTGAATCAGTTCTGAACATAACTATATCACCAATATTAAAATCAATAGAATCCGATAATACTATATTTGCGGATGGGGTTGCAGTATACCCAGATGCATCAAATGTTGTTTTTTTAAATTTCTTAGATCCACCATAAACAACACAATCTATAGGTGAATCGACAGCAAATGAATTTCCTGGTATCGAACCCAAAACATCAGTCTTAAACGTATCCACATTTAATGTGGATTTCTTGGATGGTATTACATAATCTTCATACCAAGGTGCACTGTCCTTGGTAAGTCTTATAGCAACAGTATCATCAGATGAATTATTCCATTTAACAAGACCATTCAATATGGCTTGATAATTATAATTGTTTCTTGATATATCACTATCTAATTTTTCTAACGGAAATGCGTTTCCTATATTTACATTACTCATAAAAACTCCAATTATGCATCTAACGGACAAAATATATTAAATACAATTATACCATTAGTATTATTATTACTGAATGCGGATATTGCATTTAATGTTGTTGGTGATTGTATTGTTATATATACTCGATTAGGATCACCAAAAATAGCACCTTTATGTAAAGTTGCATATGCTGTTGTTTCAGTAGATGTGGTTGGATCACTATATATTATATTAGTATTTCTAGATGATACTGGAAATAATTCATTGTATGTTAGCAATCCACTATTCTTAATAAAATCAGTATCATTTTTAAATACAATCTCCATAAGTTTTGAATTAACTTCACTACCTGCACAGAAGACAATACGTAAAAATATGCCACCACGAACCTTTACATAATCAACTTCATTTACACGAGCCTTTATACTAGGTATACTTGTATTTTTTGTATTATTCCATATTAAATGTGATATAATAGTCGATGAATCAGTTGTCTTAAAGCTAGTTCCACCTATTTCATCTTTATACGCTAAATAACGAGGTGTACGAGCCTTACTTACAGTCGTTTCATTTCCATTAAGATCTGTTTCATTGAACATAACACCAATATTTGGTATTGGATCTACTGTATCAATAAGAGTAGGGAACATCAATTTCCATGCATATGAGCTATATGATGTATAATCACCAATATTTAAGAATTGACATGAACTCATACGGGATATATCACCATATCCTCGTGTCATCTGATTACCAGTTCCTGTATTTAAAATATCAAAGAATCCAGATTTAATTACACCACCAAATGTTGATTCAGCACCTTTTTCAGTGAATAAATTTATGTAGTTAAATGATACATAATGAGAATATTGGTCATCTGATGTAGGCAATGCACCAAAGGTATTACCATATAACTTTAAGGACTTCGACCAATTCATTATTAAATTATTTTCAGTTGTTACTGTTATGGTATTATCAGCATCTAATGTTATATAGTCAGATGCTTCGAGTAGTAATGAACTAGCTGACGTTAGTAGTATATCTGAATCATATGGGATATGCTTATATGTTCTACTAGCACCACTTCGTATTATTAGTGGACTTTTATATGCAGATAACATTAAGTCATAATCAGTTGATGTTTCCGATTGGAATAAACCTATGTATGAACCAATAGTCAATGCGGAATAATCTTTATTTAATTCAAATCTTGCTTCTTGTATCTTTGAATAAATTCCTATATAATTAAATCTATGGAATACAGAAGTTGCATCACTAAGCATTGCAGTACTTGTATTATATGTTCCATCAAATTGGGTTCCATATACAGTAATACCATCGTCATATACTTCTAATACATTGGATCGAACATAATCACCACTGCCATTACCATTACCCACAACAAATCTAGCAGTACTATTAGGTGAATTGTATTTACCTACTACCGTTTGATTAGCACCTAATGCTATATTGGAGTTATTCATTGCAACTGATGCATAACCCAAGACATTACCCTTGGCATCGACAACTTTAGTTATATAACCACCATCAACTTTAGAACCTGCAATATCTCCTGATAATGTAATTAGAGTATTTCCTCTATTTACATTTGAAGGGAATGTAGTAGGATCTATATATTCAACCGATGTAATTGTGAAGTATTGAGTTTTAAATCCATCGCCATTTGTTTCCCAATAGCTTAATCTAGCACTAGTGTCCGAAAATACGGTTAATGTGTGAATAGAAACAGTAGCTCCTATTTCATATAAACCTGCAATATTTCCAGTAATTGATATTACATTTTTACCTGCATATGCACCAGTTTCTTCACTAACGCAGTCATTATTAACAGTTAAACATGTAATTGAATTTGCATCACTTATTGGGAATTTAAATGTATGTGTGGTTGAACCAACTGAATTATTTAAACCTGCAATAATAGCACTATAAGCACCAGCAGCAACATTGCCTTTACCTGCGAATACACCACTGCCTACACCAACTGATTTATTTAACGAACCACCAACAGACGCTGCATATGAATCGGTTGCTAATAATCTATCACCAATAGCAACACCAGAAACAGCACCACGTGGAACAATAGAACCAAATCCACTAGCATGAGAATATTTAGCACGTGCTTGTGTAGCATAACCATTTGCGGTTGAATAAGTTACTTCTAATGCATTACCATTAGAATCTATATCATGATTTCGTCTAGCTTTGGTTTTTCTGGTATCTGATGAATTTACACCACCAGTTGAGAATGCATCGGTTTCCATGCTTATGTAATTATCAGCACTAATAGTCCATGAAGCACCATCCATATGATGGTTAACATCATCACCAGAATATCCTAATAAATCAACAGAATAATATGCGAATGGAAATAAATATGTTTCGTCTTGATTATATTTGGTGGTTGCCATATTTTCGTCAAATATTGGCGTTCTTATATTAATTGGAATTGGAGCAGAATTTGATATCAATTTTGGGTTATTTGCATCTTTTATTAAACCAAGCCAATAAGACTGAGTATTAACAGCACCCACAGTATCATTATTTAAATATAGAATTTTACTATGTTTTTCCAATGACTCTCCAGCACCAACATCAGCTACTATATCATCAAATATAGAAGTATCGTATTTAGATTCTTCCCATTGCTTATAAAATTTATCTAATTTGTATATATCTTCACGTGTGAGTAATATTTCAATACCAACACGAGTTACCTTATATCCATTAGAGGTTCCAGCTGCAATGGTTGAACGAATCATTGCATTTATAGAACTTCTAGCATTATATGTCAAAGCATCTATTTCTTTTACTAATCTGTCGAATCCACCACGCATTATTAATCCTGAATTGTTATGTATAATAGTTTATAAAAATATAAATTAACGGTTTTTAGTAATATTGTGCATTTCCTGTTTTGTATGCACCTTGCTTACCATAGTCTAATATTTCATCGGGCATTAAAACCCCATCATATGCAATAGATGTTTTGCACAATGCAATTGCATTGAGTATTGCTTTGCCATTATATATTTGACCATTCAACCATAATTTATATCCAGTTGGGGTTTTACATTTTTTGCATGTAGCTAAATACTCAAGGGCTTTTTTATATTCTTCGTTTCTTATATGATATTTAGCCAGATAGTAGTATCCTTCAGCTCTATTTGGTTCAATTTCTATCATTTGATGAGATACATCCATCAATTCGCCATTATGAGACTCACCAACTAATGCTTCCAAAATAAGTTCTGCTATTGATTCCAATGCCTTAAAATATTCTTCTCTAAATACTTCCAAAAAATCAAAGTTATATACACGCTTTCTGTACCATGTTAATGCGTCTAATGGTTTTTGCATTTCCCTGTATGTAAGGGCAATATAAAAAGCATTTCTAGCGGATGGGTCTGTATCCCATTCTTTAAGTAATAATCGTAAATTTCTTTCCAGATCACGATTCTTTTTTCTATTTTGTATAGGAATAGGTAAAAATACTCGTTTTAGTTCATTTATATTACTAAAAGTCATATATTCATGCACTCTACCTATCACACTTGCAGTTTCTCTTGGTCCAATTCTAGTTCTTATATAAGCAAATGAATCAGACAAAGCCGTAGGCAATGAAAAATAAACGGCTTTCGATTTAGCCGTTTCTGTCAAAAATGCTTTTTTTATTTCTTTTTGATTATCTATTTTATCGGTTGCATCGAGCCACATTACAAAATCTTTAGTCGCATTTTGTATAGCAAATGTTTTAGCACCACCAAAATCAAAATCCCCATCAGCATCATGGAATTTATTACCTACAGGAATTACCTTTACGGCATTCCCTGCATTGTATTTTTTTATCCACGCATGAATGATAGGGACTGTTTTATCGTTAGATCCAGTATCTACTATTATAATCTCATCAGCTAAAATACTAATACGATTTAAGCACGAAGCAATCTTATCTTGTTCGTTCTTTACAACAAGGCAACATGATAGACTACTTCGCACCATTATTCAACTACGATAATAGATAATGTATTCCAAATATCCCAATGGAAGTATTTATTATCTTCGGAAATATTTGGGGTATCTTCTGGTTTTACTGTTTTTAGATCGATTTCAATTTCTTCTTCAGAAAAATCAATTCTCTCTTTATTGATTGCATCCTGATCTTTAATAGCTGGATCATAATCACCACGCAACGCAATCAACTTTTCTTCTAGATCCTGACGTTTACCTTCTTCTAATTTATCAATGCTTTCCTGTGAATTTACACTAAATGATTTATAGATCTCACCTTCTTTCTTTTTAAATTCTATAAATGCTGGGCATGGTGGGAATGCCTCATTCAACTGCTTAATTTCATCACCTGTTATCTTGGTGTTGGCTGTTAATGCATATCTAAATTTTCCATTAATAGGAAGATCAAATTTTGTGGTTGTTAGCACGTGATTTAATTCTATTACCTGTCTTCTTTTTAGTTTCATTTTCATAACAAATTACCCTTATATAGTTATATTATAAATATGTATTATTTTTCTGAAGTTTATATTAAAAATAATGGTTTTTTTTACAAAATAGAGCAATGTATAAACTACTTATATAAATAAAAGTCGAGCAAAATTACTTATGAATGCCAGAAACTATATGCTGTTTTTATTGGGATTTCTTACATTCACATATGTAAATGCATCTTCTATATCCTCAAGTTCAGCAGAACCTGTTATTACTAACTCAGCATCTACAGATACTATCGTTTTGATAGTAACATTGGTATCTGGATTGCTTACTATTTTAACAGTTGCGGTGCAATCAATGAAATCAGGAAAAGACACCAATGAAGTAACGCAAAAAACAATAGAACAGTTGAATAAAGACAATATTGAAGAAAAAATAAAATCAATACAACAAAATCTAAATACATTGGATATTACTGTACATCAACATATTGAACGAAAAATACAAAGTCTAAGCGATAACTATAATGCACTAGATAAACAAATTTCCGTATTTACAAAAAATCTTGAAAGTTCACTAAATGATCGTAAAGATGAAAGTAAACAATTAAAACAAGAATTGAATACTATTCGAGACAATATACGTGAAGATCTAAATGATGTTAGAAAATTAATTACTGAAATAACATTAGCTTTCAAAATTTCTGATAATGACTAAAATTACATAAAAAAAAAATGGAACCAATAGGTTCCATTTTTTTGTATCATTATAGCCCTGAGTAATCACCTACTATTTTTAATTCATCTGATCTAGATTTCACAGCCATAAACGTATAGTTCTTTTTATTTGTTATTGTTATTGTACTATGTGGATATGCTGTAAGAGAAGTATCATAATTAAATATTAAGTTCCATGTATTACTATCAGGAGATCCATATACATTTAGCATACATATATCGCCAATACTCATAGATGTATGATTAATAAATAGATTAGTATTAGTTACGCCAACATAATCACCACAATAAATATTATAGATATTACTATTATCAGCAACCATTATGTAATTATCTAGACTTGTATATATATCAATATAATTATCAGCAAATAATCCACTTCGACCCCATTCCATAGAAGCTACATCATCCACAATATAAGATACTCGCATAACATAACCAATATGTGGTGTTTGATTATATAGTTCGATTGTTGAATCATATAATGTAATTGAATTGGTTATAAACGCATGACTTCTATTAGCAATTATACCATGCCCAAATATAGCAACACCTGTCTTATTAGTAATTTCGTTGTCGTATCCACCAATAATAGCAGAATAGTCAGCAAAAGCAATATAATTACTAGAACCACCTAATATAGAAGCACTCGTGCTATTACCTATTATATTTATTGAACCACCACCAATAAAACAATCATCGCAATTAACTATTTCATTAGCAATACCAGTAAATATGCCAGATTGTAATGATGTAATAGCTATTCTGTTTTCTCTACCACCACCAATTACCGAATTTGTAGAACTTGTTAAACTATTTTTATATCCAGTTAATATACCCGAATAATCACCATTAAGATAATGTTCAGTACCTGCACCGATTATCGATCCAGTTGATGCATCTATACTATTTGTATATCCGCTAACTATTGCCGAATATGGAGATAAAGAGTTTATTCTATTAGTGTTACCAGTACCAATAAATGCATCATTTGAACCTGCACCTATATAATTGGATATACCATTTGCAATAAATGCACGGTCAGATTGATCAATCGATATTGTATTACCATTTAACACGATAGCATACATAGATTGTGTTATAGTTATTACATTACCCGATCCTATTAATGCATAATTTGATGCTGTAATTGTATTGGTTGTACCATCTATAATACTAGCATTATTTGAGTTAGTTATAGTGCCATTAGTGCCATTAACTATGTTTGAGTATTTAGAATTTATAATTACGTTATGAACACCATTTAATACAGTATCATATTCAGATATTATACTCGCCTGGAATTCTGTTATTATCTGATGAGTATCACCTGCAAGTATAACAGATCTTCTAGCATTTATTATATCAGTCATGTTTGCAGTACCAATCATTGACTGAGACGATCCTGATATTTTGTTTCTATTACCTGCTAATATAGCAGATTCAAATGATGTATATGTTATTGCATTATCAGCACCTGCACCGATCATAGAACGATGGGAATCTCTATTAATATAATTGTTTACTCCATTTCCAACAATTGAATAGTCAGCACTAACAAATGTATTTGATCCTAATACAACGGAGTCACGACCAACCTTGTATATTTGGCTATCTAATGTACTGTCTTCAGGTGCTGTATCTATACCCTTTAAACCACCGTTTGCTTTAACATTAGCATCACGTAAATTTCTCATGAAATTATGTGTGTGATTCTTTGATGCATACAAATCACTTAGATCAGGAGCTGGGCAACAACCGCCTGATTCTTTACCTAATTTTTTTAAATGTGCTAATTCTAAACCAAATTCAGTTATAGCATTACTTGTAGAGGCATTTGCAATTAACTGATTTTGATACCAAGTTTGCGCATCATCCTGATATAAGTTATAAAATATAGAAGCATCTCTAATTAACGCAGTTGAATCAGCATCATCAGGTGATTGTAGATTTAAATCAATTTCACCAATAAATTGATGAATACCATCACCAGAATCACCCATAATAACTACGTTATCCCAATCAACTACAGCAAATAGGACTGGTTCTTCATCTGGATTAATCTGGAACTGTAATTTTTTATCACTACTTGTATTATCTACACCAAATCCTTCATCAGCTACATAAGCAGCCGTTCTCATTGGAACTGCATATATGCCTATTCTATTAAACTTAAATGATGTATGAGTAGATTTGTAAATACTTTGATTATACTGGTCTAATACGTCAGAATCACCTGCATTTGCATATGTATCGAAAAATTCGATATTACTATTTTCATCCAAATTACCATTAGCATCAAATCCAGTTGCTAATGTAGTAGGACTTAATTCAATATTTATTCCTAATTTAATTGCAGTAGCAACTTCCAATGTTTGCACATTTGATGTGAATTTAGTTTCTGTATTTATTACTTTATAATTAGAAATAGGGAAGAATTTAGTAACCTTAGACATATTTCTATTAGCTAAATCACTACTAAGAACATGTCCAATACTACTTACTGGTGCATGGAATCTATTATAATTGGATATCGTATGTAATTTCCAAAATTCATTACAGTAATAATAATCATCATCCGAAGTACCTACACCCCATGTATTATTACCTGCAAACCAACCAGTTTCATCATAGTCAGTTGAGTATGTAGCTGGTATTTGAGAACTATTAAAATAAGCACCTGCTGCTGGATACGGTAATGTTGCTGGATTTCCTAGTGAGTCGTTATAACCTCTGAAATCAGTTGATACCTTTGGAACCAATAATTCAGCACCACTAACCTTTAAATTAACTGTAATATATGGATATATTAATGATCCATTGTAATTTTCATCTTCAAATGTAGGATATTCATCAAAATAATCATCTACTGAAGTTTTTCCTGTAATATCGCCTAAATAATATAAAGGTGCTGGTATTGGTAATTCTGAATAAGTAAAGGCATCAGTTCCTTTATATACGTGCTTACCCAACATAGATCCATCTGTTTTTGATGTATCATCTACCCATGCAACAAGTGCATTATTTCCATTGGAATCAAGTACATATCTGTAATGTTTTTTTATATTTTTGTCATACATCGACAAACCAAATAAATCACCACCTGCCGATCCATCAGAAACACCACCTGCATAACCAGTTCCGTTCAAATCACCTTGCCATACATTATAAATAACATCACCATATTTGGTCAATCTAGTCATTGATGATGATATATTATCAGTATCGGTTGATTCAATTGTCGGAGTGCCATTTACATTATTGCATGTATCTGCTGGAGGTAAAACTACACTATCTGATTTCCATAAATTAGGAACATAAGCAAGTGCATAATAACCAAGCCAGTAATATTGTCCTGTTGCTTGTGAGGATGACGCTAATAAAGATAGTCCCTGATTCGTAATTTTTGCTTGCTTTGCCATTTAAAATATCCATTGATTACTACAATTTAATATAGTTTATAAATCTCATATATATAATTATTTCCAATATAGACAGTAATTAATACCATTCTGCTGGAGTAACATCACACGTTACATTAAACACACTACCAAGTGTACCAATGTTAGGTATTACTGTTTGATTAGAAAATCCAGGTCTGTCATAATAACGGATGTAATTTTGTGGTATATAATATACACCACACATTGATCTATTTAATAGATCGGTATTACTTATAGAGGTTTCATTCCAACTCATCAAAACCGTCTTTTCTAATTGATCACTAAATATTAAATATGTATTAGGTGTATACAAACCATATGGACCCTCTGGAAGATCAATAATTCCCGAATTAAGACCTGCACCATTATATACATAACCATCCGAACTATATGATAAATCCATAGTAACAACACCGGTAAGACTAGAATTTAATCGCTTGTTAATAATAGTACGATTGGATTCATTAATTAACTCTTCTCTAATACATGGGTTGTTATAATAGATCATTGGTGCACGGTTTGTAGAATTAAGTAATCCCGAATTATGTAAGGCATATGTTGCATACATTGGTGGTATTTGGGTTTTTCCCATAAATCGCATATATGGCAGTGTAATAGTTGAAGGAATTCCTTGCGTTACGAAGCAACAAAGATAATCACCATTAGCACCAATCACATTTTTACCCTTACCACCCGATAATGTATATCGAGTAGATACATTTGGCATTGTATCATATACAGTTATTTGAGTTGAATATGTTATACCTTTATAAGTTGCTGAAATAGTAACAATACCAAAACTAATTCCCACTGAACTTACTAAACCATTTATAACAGTAGCTCTATTACTAACATTAGACGACCATGTACACATCGAATTCAAATTACTACCATTAGCACCAATAGCATTTAATTGAATTTGTCCATTCTTTCCGTCACTACCATCATGACATAACATCGACACTTCTACTATATCGATTGCACCCAGTGTTGTACTAGTCATACTATTCATCATCATTAAACGTCTGCGATTCATTTATTATCCTTAGTTGTAATTACTTGATTCCAAGGTTGATCTATAACAGGAGTTGGGATTGGTATCATATCAATTATTGTAAGTATTTCACTATACATAGCATCACGAGACTCAAATATTAATTCCTCTTCCAATTTATTTACTGGAACAATATCATGCTCATTATATTGTATAAATGTGGTATAATTGTGTTTTATTACTAATAATGCAGTATCTGATAATGTTAAAATACAATTTGGATTAATTGTAATATTCCCAAAACTAATAGGTATATTCGTTTTATTTTTTATTCCCTTTATCATCGACATATATCCCTCTTAGAATTCAGCAACAACGCCCAATCCATCAACAATAGAGAATTCATATACTTTATTAGCTAATATTATAGGTGTCACGCCATTCACCCAACTTATACCACCTGGCCATGTTATAACAGAAGCAGTACCACCTGATATGAATTTAGCATGATATTCATTTTCAATATCAGAATATACTACAGAACCTAATACAAATGTCATTGTAGTGACTGTACCAAATATTTCGAATACATTTGGACTTATTGTTACAGTTCCAGTAGTCTCAGCTCGATTAGACAACGGTATACCATCACTAACACGACTCAATAAAGTCCAATTACTACCACTACCATCATAAGAAAATACACCAGTGTCTTTAGGTGCTAAATTATATCCGGCAAATGTAGCGACACCCGTATTATTATTAATTATCATAACTTCATAATTCGTATTAGATGCTGTGCCACTTTCCACTGAAGTTGCCGTTACTGTACAGGTAGTACCACCACTTAAAATTGCTCGTGTATTAACATCCAAATCTAATGTTGTAGAATCAGTTCGTGCAGTTGTAGGTACTATAACCGCTTGTAGTATTTTGGATTGTGTTGAATTAAATGTAGCATATGTGGTTCTACTAATTGTATCATCACTACAAATTTCAATAGTATTAGATCCACTGGAAGAAGCCCATATCATCAATTCAGCGGCATTTATATATGATATTCTACTAATACCTGTAGTTTTTGTATCTGATGTTGGTGATGGACGATCAAATGTAAATCTATTATAATACCATGAACCTGAATTACCTGTAGTATATGTAAGAGGTGCACCACCCATTACAGTACCATCATTATATTGTACTTGACCAGACGACCCTGCTGGATTAGCAATAAGATCTGTTATTATCATTTCGCCATTAGCATCAAACCCAATTCCCTTACCAGCAGAAGCATATACATCATCAGCACCTTGTAAAACACCATGTATATGCAATATACCTAAACCACCAATTCCAATATGCACTCCATTAGGATTATCATCAAGAGCACTAATAACTAAATCTTTACCAATAGCAACAACACCAGATAAATCATCCAAATGATTATTAATTCCATATGCCTCACATGCGGATGTGTTAACTAAATTATGCGCATGACCAAACATATGAGAATCACCACCACCGCCAGATTCATAATTATCGGTTCCAAATGCCATTGATTCAGGCGCATCACATCGATTATCATTACCTATAATGATTTTGTTTCCATATGTGAGAGGCATTGTGTTACTCTTGCCTATTATGATATTTGCCGGACCTGTTATATCATTACTACGACCAATTATTTGACTTTCAGAGGCGGCATCTCGAATACGATTACTATCACCAAATATAATCGTTTCATTAACATTATCATCAATAAGATTACTATCACCTATAATACAATTTTCACTTGATGATGAGGTTATTATATTTGCTGTTCCTATTACTGTGTTATTATTAGCATCGGTAAATAAATTATTTGTGCCATCCACATTATTTTGTGCACAATTACCACTAAAATAACTACCAGTACCATTCTTCACCGTGTTACGTAAAACACCAACACCACCAAGAAATACTGAGTCTGGTGTATTTGTATACATATTACCACGAGAATCTTCTGTTTCAATAGAATCACCGATAGATGTAGCACCTGTCCATATAGTATGACGTGTAGCAGTTCCCGATCCACTAATAGTACCACTACCACTACTACCAGGAACACCCTGATAACCTTGCGATCCTTGATATCCCTTTAATTCCTCAATAGGTATTCGTCTGTTTGCTTTAACAGTAGATACGCCGATTGATAACGGTACTTGAGCAGCATCATTAACGGCATCTTCCAATGTAGAATACACCAACTGTGAAATTTTTAAACCACTATTCGCCATAATATAACCCATTGACTAATTATCAATAGTTTATATAAGGCGAGTTATATGATTATTTCCAATCCACTGGTATATTTGCATAACCACCAGTTAATGTACAGACATTAAATAGTTCAATATGATTAGTTACTTGGACCAACTTCGATAATCGTATCAAGTGTTACACTATTATATGTACATGAAATTATTGCGGTTCCATTCACATTCAATACGGTTACAACACCATTTTGATCAACAGTAGCAATTAATGGATCACTAGTTGTCCATGCACATGCGTATATACCACCATCGCTAAATTGAGGAATTATTGTATGTGTGGTGTTTTCCTCTGTGATTATATTAGTTGGATCTACTGATATTAAATATGGAATTGCTTGTATATTCCAAGATGTACCATCAAAACATCCATTTGTAAGTTCTTCGGTAAATGTTATAGGATCAAATCCAACAGATGCTGATAGTTTACCTACCGATCTCATATTGGAGATTGTTACTGTTGATTTAGCCTTAACATATAGAAATTTAAATATACCATCAAATACCGTATTTATTGGCTTGAATGAACGAATTTGATTTGTTATTCTTCTCTTATCAGGTCCTAATAATTGATTGTCAAAGTTTCCTTCAATTTCTACTTTTAATGAAAAATGGGGGGTCACTACAAAATTAGATTGTTTACCTTCTAAGTTATCAGTTAATTGAGTTCCTTTTATTTCATAGTCAGGAATTAATTCATTATATGGGTCTTCTGCACGTGTCCAATATGTAACCAATTGACCAACAATACCAAAGGTTGCCAATAATAATTCTAATGATGATTCTGTTCCCTTCAATGTATAGTATTGAGGTAGATTCTGAATTGTTTCTCTTAATGCATTATTTCGTTCTTCATCCGTTGTGTACATTATACTTTCATTGATATCATCTTTAACATTGGATATATCATAACCCATGAATCTAGCTAGGTATTCAATCAACTCAATGTCGATTACTTTAGGATCTTTTAAATAAGCTAGACGTTCAAACTTTTCAGCCAATGGATATTTTAAATCAGTAACACCAATAAAATCAGAACTCATACCCGTTCTAGGTGCAATTGAGTTATAATCATATCTTGAATTATATTGTTGATGTATTTGCGATGATGTATCTAAGTTTTCAATTTTTTCAAATTGAAAGTTAAAATTAGTTGCATATCTACCATATACTTTGTACACCTGATTATCTATAGCAAAATTATTCGTTACATATGCATCCACTTCAGAATCAGTATATCTAACATATACATATGGAATTGGAGCATCATCCAATTCATCATAATCGTCATTTTCTCTAGCATCTATGGTAATATCTTTAATCTTCATAACTAATTTTTTATCTAAACGAGTCCATAAAGCGTTTGATTTTACTCTATATATGCCATTTTCACGAGTCAATAATTGGTCTTTCAATTCAATTATATCACCATTTCTGAATGTATAATATGTACCATCAACAAACTTGAATTTATATTCACCATACAATGTATTTACATTGTTTTTATTTGAATTTGGTGTGATTGATATGCCTTTATATACATTACCAACTAATTCGGATACTGTGGTTGCACCAATTATCACAAATGTATTAGCGTTTAATACTTCATGTATAGTAAATGTACCATTATAGCTTTCAGTATTGGATATTGTAATAATATCACCGGCACTAAATGTGGCGTTGGTGGAAGTATTAACTGTTATTTTACTACCATTACCAGAAATTTCTGAAATATAATGTCCGATATAACTACTATCGTATGATGATTTTTGTTGCCATTCAATATCAGTTATGGAATATTTATACCACTGTTCTGATTGACATAATAATTCCAATCCTGATTGTGGTGTTGCCGTAGTTGGAAGCGATCCACCCTTTAATTTATATCTAAATGATTTCGTGGTTGGTGTATCTAATACTTCGAATTTACCATTATAAGCACCTTGGGAGGCACCACTTATAGTAACTACAGTCCCTGTTATATAACTATGCCCGTCGTATAATGTAACTGTTGCTATACTATTCGAATCGCATACCATTGAATAAATATTATGCGGAGATAATTCCATACAAGTTGCTGGATTCAATGTTGTTGTATCGAATAAATTCTGTTGCATAAATAATGTCAGTGGAACCGATACTTTAGTAGTATCAATTTCGTTCCATTCGCCTACATTAGATATAACATATATACCATTTTGTGCTGTATTCTCTTGATTGTCTACCGAAATGAAATCACCAACTGACGGTGTGTATATTGTTATTATTTCACTTGTTGTGGTTGCAGGTGTTACAGCAAACCCATCTACTATGTATGTGAATGTATAATCATCTTCAACCGTTATCTCAGCGTCAATATTATACTGTGATTGATCAGCACCTTCAATTTTAACAGTTATTCCACTAGAATATCCATGCTTATCAGTTGTATTAACGGTTGCTATTATACCTACTCTAATTATAGAAGAAATTCCGCATCGGATATCATTATTATACATAGCAATTGGTTGTATGCTATATGTACCAGATTGTGTAGTAAGGTCATCAACTTCATATGTAAATGCATATGGCGTGATAACAGTTATTTTATGTCTTCCGTTAAATACAGATTCATTTAAATTACTCACAGTTACATATACACCAGTATCTAATTGATGTATTTGAGTAGTTGCTACCGTAACTAGTCCATTTTCCTTTGATATACGGTCAATAGTTAGATTTAATTCCCAATCGGCTCCCTTCAATAGCATACTATCTAAGGTTCTTGCTTTAACATAATTAGAAACAGCACCAGTAACCGCATCATAATCATGCGATCCTTGTATAATTTCCATGAAGCCATTTCTTTGCAATATAGTTGATGGTGCTACACGAGGATCGAATACGAACTGTCTCTGTTCATATCCATATTTTAGTGATAAATCTTCTGTCTTTGTAATATACAAATCAGAGTAAAGTTCATCGAATCCTATTGTATAGTCTGGTTCTTCTGAATAATCCAATGATTTAGTTGAATACATTCCATTCATATATGGGTTGTATGCTACTTTCTTTTCATAATTAACAATATCAACCATATCGATGATATAATATTTTGTGTTTCGTGGATCTATTGTACCACTTGTATGTGTCTTTAATACTTTATAACGCATTCCATTGTAGTACACATAATCATTCTTGTAATATATTTTAGAACTGTTCCAAGGAGTTGTTATTGAGGTTGATGTCATAACACTAGGAAAATATGTAAATGGATTATGTTTAATAAACATACCAGATGAAATAACATCACCATATACACCAGTAAATTCAATTGTTCCTGTACTTCCTTGTGTATTATGTGAGTATATTTTTCCATGAGTTGTAGTATCAACATTCAATTTAACTATACCAAATACAACTGATGTAGATACTGTTAAATATCTAATCTCATGTATTTTTATACCATTTGTGACTGCATTTACTGACTCAATTGTATAAATGGTATCAGTATTCAATAACGTTGGTGTGTTTCCATATAACGTATGTATCTTGATATAATCACCAGATTTTAGCCCAGTAACATCATTCAAAATAAATTCTTGCGTGGTTATATTGAATTCACTTTCATCACAAATTGTATTTATTTTATTAAATACTATAGGATCATTGGTTGGGTTATTAATACCAACTGTAGAAAATGACACACCTTCCAATTTTATAGAACTTCTATTATTTGATATAGGAGTATTAGATACAATTTTGTAATGTGTATTTTCGGTTAATGGTGTAGTTGTACCAGCAGGTATTGTAGCCATTACATATGAATCAACATCGAATCCATTAACTGAATTAATTGTAAATGTCTGGGTTGATACATTCATATCGGTTTCTGCATATGTGTTTGCCGAAACTAAGTCATATTCATTATTTATTCTATATAGTAGATCACCGCTTGTTATCGTATCACTACCAACTTTATTGGTATAATTCAATTTCAACTTATATTTTGATGAATCTATTAATTTGCTATAATATAGATTTGATATAATAATTTTACCAACGTACTCTTGACCGATTGTAGTTGATTTGTATGTAAATTGTTTAGAATTAATTGTTGAAATAACTTGAACATTGGCTTTATCAAATAACGCAGTTCCACTTATATACACATAATCACCAATATTTACATTATGATTAGTTGACGTAGTGACAGTGGCTACATTTCCACTTAAATTTACAATTTCTGTTATAGTTAATATGGTCTGATTAGACTCATAGTATGGATCTATGAAAGAGGTCATATTCTTATCGGTTAAAATATTAGTATTAGTTAATTCTCTAGCATAGAATATCCCTTTACCATATCCATATATCCATTCAAAATTATCACATCCATTACCAAAACGAATTGAAATATCATCATCATATACAGATGGTAGTGTTTTTATCATATCATAATAATCAACAACAATCTTTTCTTTTTTACCATCATTATCCATATCTCGCTCAACTGTAAATACAGATGACATACTACTAACATTAGTAATAGTAGCAGTAAAGTATACAGTATAATAATCTAACCCATCTATTGTATCAGCCTTTCGTGTGTGTATGTCTGATATATTTGATGGATTAAATGTTATTATTCTAGGAACTAATCCAATCACACTAGTAATTGGTTCATTTATTGTGTTAGTAAACGGATCTTGCGATGATGTATATGGATCGAGTACTAATGTATTCGATCCACTATCATAGTAATACACACCATCATTAGATGAATATTCGGTTTTTGTAAATTTAACGAAAAATTTATCACCATTATACAAGGTATTTGTTCCACTACGAATAGCAGATGAAATGATTTCAGAACTTAACACACCATCCTGTTCTGAAATAGAATCTAAATCACCATTATACTTTATATATTCAACTATGAATGGACGGCTTGGTATATATGGATTACCTTGAGGCTTTGACAAAAATAACATGGAACTATCACGCAATTCACATTGCTTGAATAAATTAACTAAATCAGCGGTTTTCTTCTGTACTTTTGCTAAATTTGATTCAATCGAAACAAATTTGAATTCAAATTTCTCAACAACTGTTATATTTCTATATGCGTTATTAAGATAGTCTGATAATAGCTGCAGTAAGACAACTACATCATCTTCAGCTTTTAGAAAATCGGGTATTTGAGATACATAATCTATGAATCGTTGAATGCCGCCTGTATTGTGTATACTAGGATTTGTTGCCATAATTTATTTCCGTGATAATAGAGAATCGCTTTCTACTGATAATTCAATATCCTCTGAAGAAATATTGAACTGAACTATTTCGTTTTCGTTTGTGTATTGTGTAATATTACCATCACCATCAATTAATTTTGATGCAATTGTAGTGGCTAATATATTTCTCACCATTTTTATATACTCGATGGTATACTTGAAGTAATTATATAACGTGCTTGAAGTACCTTCAGTTAAATTAACTATAGCATCTGTTTCTTTGAATGCCAACGCACCGCTATTTTCATACCATCCTTTAATAGCTTCTATTAAATTGAACACCGCATTTGCTTCCAATACATTTCCATTATTCTTATGTAGCTTATATAGTGAAAACAAAGGTTCGTATACCTTATTTATCATAGTTGACCAAATAAATGCGGTGAATTTATTCAATTTTTCTTCAGTTAAATCATTTTTTGGTACATATGCACCCAAAGACGAATCATAATATGACAAATATGATTTGTAATAATTCAATATAGCTCCACGAACAGACTCTTGTGTAGCTATTTCAAATGTCACACTCTTATTATATGCAGAGTTTGTTGTTCCTGATATGTCTTTATATTTGTAATCATAATACAACTTAATATCAAACGCATCGTAACTTATATCACGTTGATTAATAAATTGAGAGATATCATCCGACATCCAAGTTAAAGTAGTTAAATCTAATGAACTATATGAATTTCCTTTCGGTACTAATGTAATATTCACACCAGCAACTTCTGGGAATGAATGAATTAATGTCTCTAATTTAGACCTGAATATTGGTGTAGCAAACTCGGTATATTCTTTTAAATATGCGTATATTTTGTTTCTGATATTGGTCTTGATGTCATTAAATGTATAGCCTCTAAATAGGGTAATATCCATTTTGATAGTAAAATCATGTACAATAGGTGGTACATACATATGCTGACCACCACCCAATGTTATATAGCCCTTTCTATTTAGGGATTGTAGCAACGATTCCAATTCAGAACCATCTTCTGCAAAATCCAATGGTGTTAAATTTGCGGAATATACAAATTTAGGTATCATAGGCAATGAATATGTTATAGTTCCAAAATATTTCTTAAAAAATTCACTGCTATCATTAGTCAACGTGGTAACAGAACCATCTGAATTTGATATTGATATAGAGATATTGGCATTTGCTAAGTCATTATTCATGGTTGCTTGAATTTGATCTAAATTAGCACCAAAATTGGTAAATAGGTTACTTGGAGGCAACTCTTGGTAATCATACTGCCATAAATATACTAGACCATTTACTTTATAACCATCCAAATAATACTCAACCGATTCGGTTGGGTAATATGAATCGTCTTTTGCTCTATAAAGGTCTTTCAATACACTGAATCTAACTATATTTGAGTATTTTATGTTAGGATTTATGCGTTTACCATAATCAACATCATAAGTGGATGGCATTTTTTCATTTAAAATGTCTTCACCGAATGCATTTGCGTATTTTATGTCAGCATATCGTCTCAAATATGTCTTATAACTTGATTTATTATTCAATGAGTCGAGAGAATTAAATAATTGGGGTGCATTTTTCTTAATAGATTCAGCACTTTCGATATTTAGACCACCACGTACATCGGTAGTTAATGCAATGTTCAAGTCAGCTAGTGATAAATCACTTTCAGTACCATCTTCTTGTGTAATTAAAATACTACCTGGAGTTGCTGTGATAGCAGTTCCAGCTACATTCATCACATTACCACGTTCACCATTGGTATTAAAATATGTTACAGCAATCTTTCCATATGGAATTGCTGATTTTATACCATCACCAAACTGCAATCTAGCATTACCATCATTGGCAGTGTCTATTATCACACTATAATTAGTGGTTTTGTTGTCATTGTTTATGAAATTATCAATATCATTTACTGTATTAGATGTAGACGGATCTTGGAATCCTCGTCTTGATATTCTCCAATACACCAAATCATCGACGGCATACTCAGGATTGAAATTATCCATTAACGATGCATCGGATGTAACAGTTGTAAATCTAGTTGATCTCTGACTAAATTTATCAGGTTCTGCCCAGTTTGGATCACCAAACCCAAAATAATCAGAAAAATTAGGGTCAGTTATAATAAATTCTTGATTTTGCTTTCCAGTAGAGAAAAAGTTTGTTGTTAAAAATGTACCTTCAGCAAGTACAGCACGACCAGAAACCAATTCCATTAAACCGTTAGTATAATCGCTATTAGTACGATCATATGAAAATTCCATATCATCTACAGCGGTTAATACCAAACTAGACAATGCAAATTTAGTACCCTTCGCTACATTTACTTTCACTGTTGGATATACACCAGTTCTTTTTAATTGTATTCCTAAACCAGCTTTTGCTGGAACTGGTCTTCTAACACTATATCCTAATGATCTAGCACCTAAATAAATAGATTCTAATTTTGTTGCTGTTTCCAAATAAGCATTTTGGAATACCGATTCACCAAATGAAGCCATTAAATCGGTATTACCTGCAAATAGCTCCAACATGGTTCTACCAAATGAGGCTTCACCTGTATCTGCCAATGCACCTTCTTTAGCACGAAGGATCTTCAATAAGTCATTTAATACTTGGTCAAACGTTATTTGGGTATATTTTCTATTTTGTGCCATATAAATTCTTTAAACTTCGATTATTGACTATAGTTTATAATCGTGTAAATTATGTTTTTTTTCTTTTTTAGTGTTTTTCTGTATTTCGAAAAATAACATTATACGTGAACTACCCATGAGTTAAATGCTCATTAGCTTCTGACTTCATAGATAGTTGCGTATTGCTACGGCTAACACCATCTCCATCAGTGTACTCGCCAGTTCCTGACGAGAGAAGGCTTACACCTTCTGTTAATATATTTTTAGCAGCATTTACATCTCGATCATGTACAGATCCGCATGATTCACATACCCATTCACGATCCGACAATTTCATATCAGATTTTATCCAACCACAATCATTACATGTTTTAGAAGATGGAAAGAATCTATTGATTGTTATAATTTGCTTGTCATTCCATTCCGCTTTATAACGGATCATATTGGCAAACATCCCCCATACACAATCTGATATATGTTTAGCTAACTTATGGTTTTTCACTATACCTTTTACATTTAGATCTTCCAAGCAAATCAGATCGTATTCTCTGATTAACTTAGTTGAGATTTTATGTAAATTGTCTTTTCGTGAATTTGATATCTTCTCGTGGATACGAGCAACCTTCAATCTTTGTTTTTCGGATTGATGACTACCGTTAGTCTTACGAGATAGATGTTGTTGTGCTACTTTTAATTCTTTTTCATATTGTTTCGTGTAACGAGGATTCTTGAACTTCGTTCCATCACTCGTTATACAAAAATCTTTTATACCTAAATCAATACCAACTGATTTACCTGTATGAGCCATTGGTTCATGTGTAGTTGCTACTAGTATAGATACAAAATATTGATTCCTAGAATCTCTTGAGAATGTGCATTGGCGAATCTCGCCTTTAAATTCTCGTTGTTTTATTAACTTTATACCATCATTAAATTTAGGTACATAAATCTTGTTTGTTTCAACTGTTATATGTTGAGGAACACGAAATGAATTCTTGGATCTTTTAGATTTAAAGTTCGGAAACTCAGCGTTTCCACGATAGAAATTCAGATAAGCAGCTTCCAAATTCTTCAGCGTCTGCTGTAATGTCTGGGAATTGATTTCTTTCAGCCAAATCGTACTTTCGTCTTTCTTCAATTTGGTTAGCTTATTAGCCTGTGCTACATAATTATCAGATTTCTTCGTTTCTCTATATTGATTCTTCCTCTCGTTGAGGAAATAATTATACACATAACGAACTGAACCAAAGTGCTTATTCAACAAAATCTTCTGTTGCTCACTTGGTTCTATTCGATACTTATATGATTTCAATATCTCTTTCATCTATAACATAATATATGTTATTTTTATTCTGAATAATGAAAAAAGTTAAATTATTTTAGTTAATATAAGGCAATACAATAGATATTATGTCAGTGCACATGAAATCAACTTAAAATTGTATTCTAAATATATAAACTATATTTATGACATCAATTAATTTAACAATTTCATATGATATAAGAGATTATAGTAATGAGTTACATAATTTCGGAGTTGGTGCTAATGTATCCCGTGGTTTATGGGATGATAGAAATAAAAGCATCGTAGAACGAAGCGAAAAAACACAAATAAATATACCAGAATGGTCACATCAACCAAATACAGGACTTGCTACTCATTTCAGAAGACATAATGGATTTAAAGATCAGGAACGTTATAACAGAGTTTCTAGAAATTTTAGTCTTAGACAAGGTACATTCGTTAAATATTATGCTACCAGTTACGATCCAATGTCAGATCCGTTATACCATGAAGATAATAATCGTTCAGTTGAACGTTATTTTGATGTTCCTATGATGTTAACATTCCAACCTGAAAATGAATTATATAATAGATTCGGTATTCAGCATATGGATGAATTTGAAGTACATGTACATATGTCATTATTTATGGAAATGCAATATGCAAGTCTTCGTAGAGCTGGTGTTTTGCCAGCTTGTGATCCAAATGAGCATAATCCTATCTGGAGTCAGCGTGGATATGAGGCATTTAGATATTATGGATATTCAGCACAACAATTATTCCCAAAAGCAGGGGATTTAATAAAAATTGAAGCATTTGATACACTATATGAAATAGAAAGCGTAAAAGACGCAGCTCCTGAATATCAACATAGATGGAGAAAATACTGGTGGAAACTATTCTTGAAGGATGCTATGGATACAGGAAAAACAGTTAGTCCAGACGTTCTTAATGACCCTGAACAGGAAGGATTTATTAATACTCTTATGGGAACACAATCTACATCTGGCGTGACAGATAATCTAGGTAACACAATTAGCTGGCCGTTTGATGCGTCATGTGCAGTTGATAAATTGAAGAAAGATGTACTATTCAGACCACCAGAAGTTGATAATTCAGTCTGTGATATATCAGGCGACCCAAATTTCTATCCATGTGCTGACAAATTTGGAAAATGGTAAGAGGTTAATTAAATGGTCCCATATTATTATGTAAGAACTCAAGAAAAGGCAGAAATTGCCCTATTAGACATGTTTAATAACATTGTCGTTAATAAGTATAACGATTTAACAAGAACATCATACACAAAAACTGTGAAAGTTCCTATTGTTATTCATCAAGATAAAAATTTTGCTAATTGGTTCAGTAATGTTGAATCAAAAAAACGCACACTACCTATTCCAATAGGGGGTCTGCGTTATATATCAATGGAACCAAATAATGAAAATAGAACTCAAGCCACGTATGCAAGAACAATATTTTCAAAAGCTACCGATCAGTGGATACAAGATATACAACCAACTCCATATAAATTGACATATGAACTAGAATATTTAACTGATAATATGTCTGATTTCCATCAGATTAAAGAAAATATCATAGCGTATTTCAATAAAGCACGTACATTACGCATCAAAGAGTTTGATTTTGCTCCAGATATTGAACGAAAAATTCTAGTTGAATTGTCAGCAGTTACAGATACATTCGAAGATGAACTAGAATCAGGATCAAAACATAGATTTTTTAAACCTAAATTCACATTTAGATTAGATGTTGATTGGTACAGACCATTTGAAATACCTGAAATGATTAAATATGCCGAAATGAATATTCAAATGGATGATATTATGCATTCAATGCAAGTATTTGTATATCCTGACCCGATTGCCGAAAAAGAGAAAAAAGCATGGGAAGAACTTGATCCATCTATCAGATTAGGATATTCGTTATTAAAGACTAACGCAAAAACAATGGTAAAACAGATTGATGCAATTAATGGATCGGTATCATGGCAAGAAATAACAGTGCCTGATGCTATCAGACCTGCTGGTGTTCCTAGTTTCAATTTAATCCACCTAAATTTTGATAATGATACATCATTTGAATTAGATAGAAGTGGGTTCGATAGAGATTTTGTTGCATTAAATGATTTAAATAGAACATTTGTACCTGGATTAGAACCTGGAAATGGTCAAGATGCTCCTGATGGATATGCAGTTGATTCTACGGTTCAATGGAACAAAATATTAGATTGGTTCGGAACCAATAATGGTCTAAATGAATCACCATATACATTCCAGAGCATTTTACAATTTAAGAACAATCCTGTACCTGATACAATATTTCAGTATTTAGCGAATGACGAGACTACACAAGATAATGTTGTAATTCCTACAGGTGAAGTATTTTTTGAATGGGGTATTATTGATTCTAAATTATATTTCACATTCAAAACTTATGGTGATCACCCATTATTCTATACATATACAACAAAAAATCAACTTGTGTTGAATAACAGTGATATATATAAATTTGTGTTTGTTTTATATGATGATGGGCATGCTGGTGTATTTGGATATACTATAAACGATGGTGCAATGATAGCATTGGAAACCGAGAGAACTTAATATGGCAATTACAGATATAACTTTAAGCAACAGCAGTATAATTGAAGGATCAGTGTCTGGTACATTAGTTGGTGATATAACTATTGTAGGTAGTTTTATCGATGTTCCTGTTGCTTATATAACAAGTAACCAATTTAAAATTGTCTCAGGAACCCCAAATAAACTAGTTGTTTTAGATGGTTCATTATTGGATTTTGAATCTCAACCAACCGTTAATGTTGTTATTGGTGCATATATACAAAAAAGAATAACCGAAATAACAAAAACAGGTGCTTATAATGTAATAAAAACATCAACAGATCATAATTTAACTGTTGGTGATACAATCGAAATAACCAGTTCAACTAAATGTAATGGAACTCATATAGTAACCACTGTCCCAGATGATACTACATTTTATATAGCTCTTGTGCCTGATTTTGGCGATACTGAATTATATGGATATGTATATACAACTCGTTTAGAAAAGCCTATCACAATAAATGTAACAGATTCAGCCGAAAGTCAATCTATTATATATTCAGTAACTCCACAAGCAAGTCTAAAGGGAACCTTTCCTGAAATAACAATCAGTGGATTAAAATTTTCTGAAGGTGGTGCTCCTATTGTTATATTAAATGGAGTTACCCAAACATTAACATCATATTCAGACACATCTATTGTATTTACTTTAATAACCGATTTAGATTATGGCGTTTATGATCTTACCGTTGTTAATGGCTATGAATGGACACAATTACAAAATGATCCATTATATGAGGCTGATTTAGTTTCAATAAAATTAATTAGATATATAACAGATCAGCAAGTAAGTTATTCATTAGGCAATACTAATTGTTATGTGAAACCTACAATTCAACTAGTATATGATACGGATGGCGCATCTGGTAAATATGGTAGTATTATGGGTGTTATTCCAGCTAATGTATACATGGAATATTTAAATATCTATTTAAAACATAATTCTAACTTTGATTTTTCTGTTGGTGGTGAAGTTACTCTAAATAATGTAAAACTAATTACAGGTGATTTGGTTTGGTTAAGTAATCAAACTGTATCTGGTGAAAATGGCATATATACAGTATCCGAAACTGCTTGGACATTTGTTAAAGCTGTGGATTCTAATACCTTCATTGATTTAGGAGCAAGAGCTACTGATCAGGTCGATGGTGATATATCACGAAATATTGTAATTGACCAACACATAAAATTCGGAAAAACTGGATTCTATTCAATAACATATTATATCTTAAATAGTTTGGGTATTTTATCAAAAATTATCAGAAAAGTTAAAATTTTAACATCTAGTGCTTCAATATCTCCTAGTGATGCATACAAAATAACCGATTATTCTATAAAAACTGAAGTAGACCCAGACTTACTACTATCAGGTAATACAACCGATAATAGCACATCTACGTGTTGTACATCTAATAGCGGATCATCTACAGGTGGTTCAACTGAATTAACATCAAACGATTATATAAATAGAAAAGGAACCGTTATATTTATAGCTGACCAATCAATGGGAGGTCATAAATTAACTAATCTAGGCGATGCAGTAGAAGATACCGATGCCGTAAATCTAGGGCAAGTCAAAGAGTTAATATTATCAAATAATGCTACAGGATCAATGCAGACAGCAGGTGAGACTATTAATGTATTTCAACCTGTATATATGCACACTGATGGATTAGTATATGTTGCCAAATCTAATGATATAAATCTAATGGGAAAAGTAATAGGTATTGCAACATCAACTAAAAATATAAATGAATTAATTCGTATTATTAATATTGGTGAATTAAGCGATGTACCAACACCGTTACAAATAGGATTAAATTATTATATATCAAGCACTGGATATTTAACGTATATACCACCAACAACTGGATTCGTTCAAATAATGGGAATTGCATCATCTGCATCAGATTTTATTCTGTTAATGCACCCTCCAATTGGCTTAGAATAATAAATCGATTGAAATCGTTTTTTATAAACTATAATAACAAACGATTTTAATTATGGCAACTTTTAAAAAACCTTTATCAAATATTAATGGTCTAATCCGAGAATTCGGATCAGATGATACTATTCCAGTAAAATATGGAGGTACTGGTAAAACAGACTTGCCTAAAGACAGTATAATCGTCGGTAATAATCCCGATGAAGTCAGAACTATTAAATATAATTTCGAAGGAACTGTAGCACCATCAGCATCAGATGATATAAATGCTGAGTATGTAATTGGTTCCAAATGGTATGATTTAACTAATGATACCGAATATACTTGTTTAGATAATACTGCAAATAATGCTGTATGGAAAGCACAAACACAAGGACCAGTAGGTAATCAAGGTTATCAGGGTTCACAAGGTAATCAGGGTTCGACTGGTGCGCAAGGCAATCAAGGATCTCAAGGTAGACAGGGCGATCAAGGCTCAACTGGTGCACAGGGTGCAGTAGGATCACAAGGTAATCAAGGTAATCAAGGCTCAACTGGTGCGCAAGGCGCAACAGGATCACAAGGTAATCAAGGTAATCAAGGCTCAACTGGTGCACAGGGTGCAGTAGGATCACAAGGTAATCAGGGTAATCAGGGTGCGCAAGGCGCAACAGGATCACAAGGTAATCAAGGTAATCAAGGCTCAACTGGTGCACAGGGTGCAGTAGGATCACAAGGTAATCAGGGTAATCAGGGTGCGCAAGGCGCAACAGGATCACAAGGCAATCA